CTAGCTCAGTAGGTAGAGCATCGCCCTTTTAAGGCGGGGGTCCTGGGTTCGAATCCCAGGCGGATCACTGGTTACACCCGCAAACTGTTTTATAACGTGCTGTTTCATCAAGGCATCAACAGAAACGGACAAGTTTGCTGACAATATACATACATCATGTTTTATCATTATCCCGTTTCATTATAGCATTTTTTGTCAGTAATTTTGTCAGCAGCCAACAACACCTCCATGCTGATAAAATACCAGGTCTCTTTCTATCTTGACCACGGCGGTCAGCTTTATCTGTCATTCACCTTTCAGGGGCAAAGGCTCAAACTTTACTGCGGATACCGTGTCAACGAAAAGATGTGGGATCCCGTTGCCGGGCAAGTTCGCCCAAACACCATCAGCCCGGAAGGATACCCGGCGGCCATGATCAACAAACGCCTGCGGGACATACAGACCACCACCGAGAACACATACATGGAGCTCATGGCCCGGAAAGAAACGGTCACCCCGGAATCATTACGCACAGAGGTTCGGTTCAGGCTGGGTGAGGGCATACGCAAGTCCAGGACAGACTTTCTCGTCCAGTTTGACCAGTACGTTAATTATGGTGAGGTGGGACTCAGGAGGCGACAACTGCGCTCAATGGTCAGAGGCTATCTTGAAGCCTTCGCCCTGAAGCATGCCTTTAAACTGAACTTCGACACCATCACCCCGGAACGGCTTAAGCTGTTCATGCACTTCATCATGGACGGGCCACCGGAAAGAAGCCGAAACTATGCCATCCTCATCCTGAAATCACTCAGGGGCTTTTTTAACTTTGCCCGCAGGTCGGGGGCCACATCACATTACCCCTTTTATGTCTTCCATATACCCCAGGAAAACTATCATAGGCCGGTATATCTCTCCGAAGCCGAGCTTAACCAGGTGTTTGTCTTCGCACCCCCGAACCACCTCAAGAAGGTCAAGGTGCTGTTTTGCTTCCAGTGTTTTACCGGATGCCGGGTATCCGACCTGATGTCATTAACCCCGGATAACCTGGTGGGTAATGCCATCGAGTACATTCCACGCAAGACCAAGAATACCGTCATCAGGGTGCCGTTGTCAGAACGTGCCTTGTCATTGATTGACAAAAACTGTCAAGACAATCTGCTTCCACAGATTTCGGCAGTAAACTACAACAAGGGGTTGAAGGTGTTGTTCAAGCAGGCCGGGCTGAACAGGATGGTGAGTGTCTTTGACGGACAGGGTAATGAATGCCGCAAGCCGTTGCATGAGGTTGTGACTTCTCACATGGCCCGCCGTACCTTTATAGGAATATTGCACCCTCATGTCAAGAACGAGGTCATTGCGGCCATGTCCGGGCACATGGATGGCAGTAAGGCATTCTCCCGGTATTATGACGTGGATGAGAAAACGAAACAACGGGCCATCCGCAAGTACCTTAAGTGAGCAGGTCATCCAGGTTGATGCCCCGGTCATCAAGAATTGAATGTAACTTATCTCTTACATCAGTGTACTCATTCTTATCTCTATATTTTATCTCTTCCCTTAGCCACTGATCAAATTCAAACAGCAGGGAGAGTGCTTCACCAGCCTTCATTGCCCGCCTGATCTCTGTGGGGTCGATGATGATCAGTATTTTTGCCGGTATTTCCATCATGGTGTTTGTTTTGATAAAAAACCCCCGCCGTTTCAGGGCGGGGGCAGACGAGAACAGAAGTGAAGCGCAACAACACAACAAAGGTATGTCATAATACCATCGCTGTCAAGTAGCACTTTTCAACGGTCAATAGAACTGCACCACCCCCGTGTCCGGCAGACGGTCATATAGTGCCTGAGCAGCAGCAGCACCATATAAGGTTTGAGTAGCATTCTTTTTCCAACACTGGAATTGAAAAACTATACCGCCCCTTGGCACGATCTGCACCCATGAGTTCCCACCTGTATAAAAGCAATTTCCGGCACTCCATCCATCCACTACCATACCTCCTGGTGTCCGGCCAAAGCCGTAAAACCCCTCCGGTAGGCGGACATTCGGAGCGTGCGGATTGAACGCACTGTTGACCTTTGGAAGCTCGTAGCAAAGCCATGCAGTGCTATCCTGGTTGCTAACAAAGATCACCGACACGGTGGCCCTTAGCGATGTGTTTCGCCTCATGATCTTCATGTGAGGGGTGATTTTTGGCTGAGGATTGCTCACAACAGCCTGATCAGGTTCCGGCTGCACCAGTTCCTGTTTTTCGCACGAGGCTAAAAAGAAAGCCATCAGCACGATTACGATAAAATGTTTCATTGTTATTGAATTGCGGGCTACGTGCCCATGATTTTACTGATGTTTGCGATTGGCACTCCGAGGGCGGATGCGATGTTTGCCCCGGCCACGGTGAGAAAAGTATGTGCCCATCCAGAAGGTGGTGTGCCGGAGTAATCGTTGACTACGAAGGGAGCTCCCAGGTAAGCTATGTCCATCGTGGCGGTGAGGATCACGGATTTGGCCGGTACCTGCACGAAAGGACTGCCCTGGTAGGCAACGTCCATCTTTTGCAGGTCACTTGGTGTCGGTAGGGCCATCTTTCATGTTTTTAATTTTCTCCTGCACCTCTTTAAGCCGATCAAGTTTCTGCTTGATTTTATCCCCGGCAGCCGACATCTGGGCGTTGGTCTTGTCTTTTGTAAATTCGATCAGCCACGCTGTGCGGTCGTCAACTTGAATCCAGGCTTTCCTACTATTTACTTTCTTGATAATATCCATTTTCGAGGTCATTAAGCAGTTGCTGTTCTTCGGCCTGCAGGTCTTCGAGTTCCTGTTGGCGTTGTTCTTCCTGTTGTCGTTGCAGGACTATTCCTTCTGCCACCTGTATGGCTTGCTGATCACTGACCGGGTCATGGAATTTCAGCATGATCGTCTCGATGCCGTCCAGACAGACGGTCACCCGGTATCGGTTTGCGGCATCCATTTCTTTTCTGACTACTTCCATCGTTATGCTTGCGTTATAGTCATATCTTCAATTATCACGAACTCATCAGCCGTATTTGCCACCCACCAGGCCCAGACTTCAATCTCCACGACCCCGGCTTCAGTAGGGGTAAATTGTATCTGCAGTTCTTCCCAGTCAGTATCATCTGCTTTAGTGTCTGTTACATCTGATGTAACTCCGGCAATCTGTCCGCCGGGACAGACTAGACTGGCCGAAATATCTGATGCGTGGGATTTCTTGACGTAGGCCTTCACCGTGACCTGAGCGTCTGCACTGCAGGCAACCTTTGCCACCGTAAACTTCAGGGGATACACTGATGACCTTGAACTGTTGGTGACGTACATACGCCATTCTGAGCCTGTGCCACCCTCTCTTGTCGTGGAGGCGGCCTTTATGTAGCCGTAGTCGGTGAAGATGTAATGATTTCCGGCTGTTTGGTCGTGATCATGAGAGAAGAGTTTGCATCCTTCATATCCGGCAATACTCATTTCAGTAACTTCTGAAAACAAACTGTTTATAAAAATATTTGAGTAACTTACTGAAATATTTACAGTTAAAAATCCGTTATAATTACTTATATGATTTTTAATTATATTATTTGACGAATATAAAATGGTTATTGCACCACTTCCATTATTTAAGTTCTCAGGATCAGTTATTTCTATACCTGATGATTGAGAAAAATTGATACCGTATCCAGAATTACCAATGTTATTTACAGATAAAATTTTTATATTTATTGCATTATTAATTTGTACTCCATGAGCATTCATTATACAATAATCAATAGAACATTCTTGTTTTTTAGTGGTGCTAAAAACAATTCCGCCTGAACCGCATGCAATAGCCCCTATTTTACTTGAAGTACTACAACTTCCATTAATTAATATTCCATATGTATATCTAACAGCAATTATATTTTCATAATTTACAAACCCAGTGGAATTATTTGAAATTCCGTATCCCCATGATGTAAGCCCATCGAAAAAGGTCAGTCCATCCTGTGATGATGTGCCTGTATTATATCCACCTTCAAAGTTGATGTAGCTTCCTGCATTTCCGCTATCTTGTACTGCCTGAACAGCCGCATATTGACTTGCACCACTGACCTTAATTGTTTCCCTTTTGTAGGTGGTCACGCTTTCGGTCGTACCGCAATAACCTCTTGTGTATAGAAATTGATCGTTTTGAGACACATATCCGGCCAGATATACAATCTTTCCGTCAATAGCAGCAATAGGATAAAATTCTCCATTTGTTGCTGATGATGATTTGCCAATCAAAGACTGAAGATTTAAACTATCGGCGGATCCAACAGCCTTGCAAGCAATGAAATTCTGAAAATAGAATTGTTTGGACGCCATGCTGACTGTGGTGTAAATGGCAAGACCCTGGATTCCGTTGTACATGGCAGAGCCCTTGTTGATCGTAATAGGAACCCATTGTGACGTGGATGCAATTGCAGGAAGACTAAGTGTTTCCTGTAATGAAGTACATGCCGCATCATCATAAAGCCTGATCTGCAAGTCTCCGGCAGCCAAAGCGGTTGTGTTATTTCTTATCCAAAAAGAAATCTGCTGACACCCTGATAAATCCAATGCAGAAGGGAGTGCGCACTTGGCAATTTGTCGTGCTGTAGTACAGCCCGATGCAGTTGCAACTGATAAAGAAGCAATGCTGTATTTTTTGAAAGTAGTGTTTGCCGTCACTGTCACGTCACTGCCAGCCGTCCAGGGAGCAACAAAATCGCATAAATCAAGTCGCTGCGTGACTGCCGTATTCAGTTTAACACAGGCAGAATTGATCTGCCGGGCAGTACCCCCGGAAGTGTATGCCCCGTTGCCCGTACTGCCATCAAGGGTGAAGTTGTTGTCATCCACATAGGTGATAATCCACACACCATTGGCGGCAGTATTTCCCACTACCCCATAAATAAAAACGATGTCTCCTGTTGAATATCCATGTGTGCTTGCAGTTATTTGAACAGGTGAAGCATTTGTAGCTGCGCTGATACTTTTAGTGCCTGCATTAAGGCCTCCGGTGGTGTTTGGTGTATTTGTCCATTGCGCCGTTCCTACACTCGTAGGGTCAGATGACTTGGCAATCCGGATGGTATCACCCGGTGCAATGCGGGCAGCAGTAGCCCCACCGGTGATCGTTTTCCACGCATTCGCCCAACTGCTTCCATCGTTGGCATCGCTACCGTTTTCGTAGTCAAGATAAAATGTGCTCGGCATTATGAAACCTCCACCATTGCATAGTTTGGATTAAAATACACCACATCGGCCGACAGAGCCACCCCCACACATTGCACCATATCCCCGCTGCCGGATGGCGGTGTCTGAGTCAGTGTGCCGCCATCGGTGCCCGCATACAACATCCCCCCGGCCGTCCAGTCCCAACTATCATCCCGGACTACGCCCTGAAGGATAAAATCACCCGTATCATCAGCCAATACCGTCCCCAGTGACATGGCAATCACCGGCATGGTGGTGTCAGTATCTGCATCCGACTTCCATAGCTTTCCATCCGACTTCAGATACACTACCTCTCCCATGACAAGGTTCTCCCCGGCAGTCATCACAACCACCAAACCACTGTAAGAGTGATTCGCCCCAGGTGAGCCCGTTAGCTTCATCCCCTTGTCCGAGACAACAAAGGGTGTGTCAATGTCCACAAGGAACTTTCTGCTCATTGTTATCCGGTTATTGTAACATAGTACACCTTATCCGTCACGGGAGCCACATTGAACGTGAAAGTTGCCTGGGAAGTGCTGTTTGCAACAACCTGAACTTCGACAAACATATCGGTTGATGCTTCCCGGACAGAAGTTACAATGTTCTTGGTACCCAGGGAGTGGGTTAGGATAAAAGCAACATCGGAATCATTACCTGTGATGGTACCTTCATACTTTTTTGTGATCTTCTTATTGGACACAAAAGTGGTCAACTTCAGCGGGGTTACTATTCTTGCATCATCGGTACCGGTATCGGTCTCGTTTTGAGTGGCAAGTTCAGCGATACCTTTTGCTGATTCGCTGGCATCAACGATATCCGGGATATTCTTCTCAACTACCGTCCAGTGAGCCTCCAGGGTGGGTGCATCCTGTTTGGCAATGATCATGTCTCCCACCGCTACGGCGGTCGAAAAGAACGTGCCGGCCACCGTCACAATATAGACCCAGCCCTGCTTAATGTCACCCGATGGTGAGGTGTCAAGGTCTGGATCGTTGGTATCAGCATCATACCCCCCTTTATATACCAACGCCCCGGCCACCGCTCCGATAGTTGCGCCCAGGTCAAGCCATTGCTCACCTACCGCATCATACCCGTAAAAGGTGTTGTCCGTGGTGTCATAATAAATTTGCCCTGCCACCGGATTGGCCGGAGCAGAAGCAAGATTCTGAATCACAGCATTTAAAAGCTGGTTTTTATTCAGATCAACGTCAACGAGAAATGATCTTTTTCCCATGATAATGTCAGTTTAATTCGGCATATCCCGAGAAGGGAGCCGAAAAGGTTATTGTTAAAGTGTTTGAATTTACATAGTCCACCTGCCCCTCTACCTGCGTCCCCGCCGTATCGGTTACCGTCACCGATGGACGTTTACCCAGGTTATGAGTCACCGTCCACACCGCCGCCGGAAGGGCCTGCGTGTGGCGGTAATATTTGTCTGAGGTCTGTTCAACATTTACTGTTGGACTCTCCGTGGCCGGAGTCACAGTGATCTGTACAACCTCCGTTGTCTCATTTACAACGATGGTAACTGATTCGCTCATTTGTTTGTCACATCTTGCAATACAGTGATGGTTCCATACACATAGGTCTTGATAATCGTTCCACCCGAAAACCAAAACTCCATGTCATAATCATATATTCCGGCCACCCAGGTGATCTTGCCGAGAGATACGTCAAACTTGCCCTCAAGCGGAAGGTTTATGTCAATACCGGATTGCTCTGAGAAGCTATGCTTCAGAGAGCCGTTTCTCAACACACAGTCCATCTTGATCTTCACCTCCGTTAAATCAATCGGCTCATCATTGCCGTCCAGAATCTCAAAGGTGATCACTGGTGCAGTGTCGCCTCGGTAGATGTTAGGAAAATTGAATTCTGATGGTGTCATAATATTTCCCCCTTGTATATTCGTTTATTTCTTACTTTGTAGTGTCCACTGCTGTCAACCTGTATGAAGCAGAAGCCGTGCGCCCATTGGTTGATGCGGGAGTATTCCGGGTGAAGATTGCACAGACAACCGATCGACCATGTGGTAAAGAGGTTCCCCTCCAGTGATGGTTCAGTGTGCTCACTCACCCGGTGGGTGTGTGATACCAGGCAACTCTGTTTCCCTTTGAGAAATACGCTCCGGGCCGGATTCACGGCTACACTCTTAAGCTGCAACTCATGGCCGTGAAGGATGGGTAGTTTCCCGGCATAGACCATGCGTTGGTCTTCCACGACCTCTACGTTATACTTTTGCCAATCATACAGCTTGTCCATACGCCACTCAATCACATCATACAACTCCGGGGCCTTCCTGCGCAAGTACCACTGTACCCGCTCCTCATGGTTGCCCATCTTGTACACAATGGGCACCTTGAAGATGTCATGCAGCTTCGACAAAAACTCCGTTGCCATGTCGAGCTCAGCCCTGACTGTCATCCGGGTAGGGTCTTTACCCCAGACCGAGACCTGGTAGAAGTCTATCATGTCTCCGTTGATGAGTATGCCCTGGGTGTCGTGTTTCTTTGCCCAGTCAATGGTGAGATTTACGGCCTCCCGGTCGTAGTACGGCAGGTGAAGGTCTGAGATGACAAGCCAGTTTGATATGTCCTTCCGGAGATAATACGGCTCCCACAACTCCTCTGTCGGTTCCGGCAGGTCATAAGGATTCACTGATTCCATCACAAGGAGCTTGTTTGATCTCTCAACCCTTCCCAGTGCTTTTTTCCCTCGTTTGCCCGTGTAATACCTTATGGCATCACGCACACTCTCCACCGACATAAATACGTCAGGATAATCAGCATATATCTTTCTCGCAAGAGTCGCTTTCTCAAGAGTTGAAAAACGCTTGATGTACTGCATAACAATGTCACCATTATTGGCTGCACTCATTTTAACCTGAATAATGGGAAGTACAGGTGTGCGCTGAATGACTTTTTCATAATGTCATAGCTCATCCCGTAGGCCTGTTTCGGTGTTGTGACCATTGCGGCCACACTCACCGTCCCCTGTTCGCCGTAGGCCACGGCTCCCAAACCGCCATAAACCCGGTAAGTATATGCCGGTGGAGGTTTTATTGTCACCTGCTGCATCATCACCGCCCGGCGGTTCTGAAACAACAGCATCCGTTCTCTCAATGTGTTTTCCCTTACCGTGTCAATGACCACTACCAAGGCACTGGTGTCATCTTTAAGGGTGTCGTTGTATATGTTTGTCGTGAAATATTCCCCGATGATGGCCAGCGTGTCAATAGGCCGATCCCGCCACCTGGTTGAGCCGGTGTCCCGGAAAACGGGCACCGGAACGGGCCTTAGTACCTCATATGGTACACTATCTCCCGGAATGATGACCGTCACCGTGTCGGCCTGCGGAATGACCGGCTCAACCGGATCACACCTTCTGACCACCCACAGGGCAATGATCGCACCCAGGATGACCCAGGGCAACATCGGGGCTTTGAGTATGTCAGCCAGCGTCTTCATCAGCATTTGACCGTTTACGCACAATCCTCTCCACCGTCTCAACACCCAGCATGGCCGCAGCCACAATGATCAGGGTGTTGATCACCTCTGTGTTGCCTTTGCAGATTGACCATACCAGCGTGGAAAGGATGATCAGCCCGCCATAGATACGCTTGCTGCTTACCTCCGGATCAGAGGAGTGCATCTTCTTGAGGTACTCAATGATTTTTGACATGATCTCTTTCATGGTGTTTGTATTACTGGATAATTTCCCTGTTTGCGTGTTTGCTTGAGCTTGGCTATTGAATAGCCAAAGGTTTTTTGAAAATGTGGCCGGTCAACCAGGGTTTTGAAGTTACCCCCCCAGTCAAAGCCCTTTCTGGCTGCGATAGCTGCGATATCCCGGTACTTCGTGTTCCAGTTAGCCTGACCCCTTAATATCTCCACCACGTCAAAGGCAAGGCCGTAGTTATGGTAAGAATCCCCCGCCCTGGCATTGGTGACCTTCTCGTCCGCTTCATCAATCCTTCCGTCACCGTCATTATCCTTTCCGTCACGGGGCTGATTAAACAGGGCATCCTGCTCTGCAAACGTCCGAAGCCCCTGCGTCACCCTGAGCCGTATCTCAAGCTCATCCTCCACGGTGTTGATAATCCACTCCACATCTTCCCTGATCTTCGGGTGAAGCAGGGCAATGCGTTTGTCTGTAATTGGATCCCAGGTTGCCATCTCTATATGATTTTTGACTTGATCACTGCAATCTCCTCTCCGTGCTTCCCGGTGGTGTGCTTCAAATCCCGGATGTCCCCCTCATGCCTGATCAGATGTTCATTGATGATCTTGTCCCGTTCACACGAAGAAGCAAGGTGCTCAGATAATTCAAGTTTGACCTCAGTGAGGGTGTCTCCAAGTTTGTCGAATCGTTTGCCAAGTCGCTGTAAGATGTAACTGATTACCAACAGCAGGAAGGAAATGATCCCTCCAATGACTTCGGCAGCAAGCGGTAAGGTGGTGATTCCGGTCATGCTTCAAAAATGATTTTAAGTGTTCCTGATTCGTGATATACGTCTCCTATGTTTAAGTCATCCGGGGCGTCCGGTATGTTGTTAAGAGTAAATGTCGTTCTGGTTGCCGTCACGTTTGCCTTCACCCCGTCATTATTCTCATTACTAACCTCAAGTACGGCTGCTTCCTGTAACCTGTCAACCCTCATACTTATGACCGGGGTTGCGTCTGTGTCGAAAATACCCGTCACCGTAATTCCGGTCTCATTATTCTGGTCATCAAATTGCACAAGGCAATACTCTGTTTCATTTATCGGATACCAGAACTGAAGCACGGGAGCCTGTGACACCTCATCATCAAATCCCAGTATAATGGCAGTATCCTCGTCCGAGTTTAGCACATTTACAAATGATCCGCTGATCACCACCTGTGCCCCTGTGCTGCGAGTTTGGACGTTTCGGGCTGGGATGTCATTGGGGTTCATCCTTCCATACCTTCTCAGGTTGCTGTTCATCAGCCCCCCGGTGTTGATCCTTTCCCTCAGATTCCGGATGTCCTGCACCGTCTTAAGTCCTTTCCTGCGGCGGAAAACCTCATCCAGTTCAATGGTGAATTTATCCGGATACATCAGATCACGGGTAAGTGACATGATGCGAATAAGTTTGTTTACAGTCAGGGCTTCATCTTCCACCGTGATCCAGTCGCCAGGATAAAAGTAATTTTCATCTCCGGCACCCTCGAAGATTGAACGAATGAACATAGGGTCAATCTCAAGCTCATAGGCCACCTGTGGAATACTCAGCTTGTTATACTCGGCGGTGGCCGCCGTCAACAAAGCCTGTTCTGCCGCATCTATGTAGGTGGTGCCAAGCTGAATGTCAATCAGTACGTACTCATCCCCAACACTGATCTGAAACTCGGAGCTGTCCGGGTTCGGATACTCCTGCCCCCGTTCATCCTTAAAGGTGTTCAACCGGAAGCACTTTGTGGAATGATTGTACCGGGATATGCCAAACTCATATCCGGCCAGTTTGCCCGTATTGAAATGAACTTTTGGCTCAAGTCCTGCAATCAGGTACACCGTGCCATTGCCATCAACCTCGTTCAGGTCAAAGTCCATCGTGCTGTCGTAAAACTCGGTGTAAACCGTTCCGATGCTGGTGACCTCACCATCCCGGTGAGGGTAGATGTCCTCAAATATCTTTGTGCCCTCGATCAGCCCGTATGTAGATACCCTGCTGCCGTTTTCGATGTATGTGCCTCCGGAAAGTTTCAGCCGGGGGGAATAGTCCCGGTAATCAGAGGGGATATTCCGGGATGATCCAAAGGCATACATCCGGGTGACCATACTCTGCGTATCAACATTTTTTCGTTCCAATGTGTAAGCCCCCTTACCCTTCCCATACTCGAATGTCAACCCCAGTGATGTGCCTATGTTGTCCGGGTCTTGGATGTCAATGAGGTAATCATTCCCGGATAATCTTATGTCAAACTCCTTTCCAAACGTATCACAGACCTTGTGCAGGGCTGTCAGGCAGTTATCCCCGGCAAAGCTGATCTCAGTGAATACGGTTGATGCAACACTACCCTCTGCCCAGCACATGGATGTGCCCATTGTGCGTTCCATATTGGCCAGTATGACCTCAAGGAATCCGGCAGCATCCGATGTGAGTACAAACTCTGTGTTAATAAAGTTCTCCAGGTCTGAGGTACGCATCAACTCAAAGGTGGCATAGTTCAGCACCTGTGTCTTCATCAGGTCATACCGGGGCCCCTCAAACTTCAGGGTGTATTCGTACCGATGTGTTCCCAGTACCTTTGCCACGGGCATGTAGTTCAGAGTGTATCGGTAGCCGTATGCCTCGATGTAGCTTCCGATGGTGAATGTCATGGGTGTGTTGGTCTCCAGTTCAATCTCCACGTAGTCCTCACCCATCAGTTCTTTGCGCTGTTCTGCCTTCTTAACAGAAATCACCACGCTCCCCGTCCGGTAGAGGCTGTAAGGCGTGCCCGTCTTGTCGTATATGGTCAGATTAAGTCCCATAATGTCTCATATGGTTATATTAAGTCCCATAATACCTCACAATATTCAGCCCCGGTCGTGGCTCCAAAGGCATTGATATTCTCGATCCTTCCGGTGATGATGCAGTAGTATGTGTCATCTTCGTCATACACATGGCTGTGGTGTCCATCGCTCTCAATGAAGTCCCTGTCAATGTCCCCGTCTCCCCAGTAAAAATTCAGGGGATCAGTACACTCAAAGTCAAACTGTACCTCCTGGGTGTCCTGTCCTTCGAGTTTGGGAATTTCCACCTTTATGACCTTCTTAACGGGCTCAGGTTCAAGAAAAGAAAGGGTAAACTGTCCCACCATCTGTCCGTTCCGGAAACGCTTTTTTATGCTCACCGTGTCCGTCAAATAGACCAGGTAAAACATGATCACGCTATCCCACTCCACGGTAAGCATTTTCAGCCCCGTTGTGGTCATAAGCTCCTTAAACCCGGCAAACTGGTCAATCATGTCATCCCAGTCATCGGCCTTCATAAAACAGTCCAGTTCGATACGCCGGGACTGATAAACCATGTCAGTCATATCCACAATGTCTCCGTGCTGATCAGGCCATGAAGCCGTGACCCGTTCCTTTAATACGGGTATGTCAATCAGCCCCTTGCTTCCACTGACATAGATGCCGTATTCGGTCTTCAGGTTTGTGTTTGCTATTTTGTAAATTACTTCCATGCAATTATCCCCCGTATGTTCTTGAGTTCTCTGTCAGGTTGATTCTTATGCCTTTGAGCAGGTTTCTGATCTCATATAGATGGAAGGTGTTTGCCTGTATCCTTTGTAGTTCACTCAATGATGAGCGTGTCACTCCGAGGATGTCGGCCTGGTTGAATCTCATTGCGTTGATCTGTCCTGCCAGTACGGATGCGGTTTCTTCCGTGACGCCCTTGATGGCCCCCTGCACTGTGGCCGCCGTGTCACCCGTTAAGTCCATGCCGCTTATCTGTTCCATTGTTTCAAGCCATTCTCCGGCAACGCCACCTATGTTTTCCCATTGTTCCTTCAGACGTTGTATTAACATTTCGGCTCCCCCGGCACCCGGCCTGCTTGGATCTATTGCACCCCCGGAAACCACACCCCCGGAAGTAATTATCTGCATATTTGCAGCGAGTTGCTCCATAAATGTTTCCATCATGGGCATTAATATCTTCGCTCTCAATACCGAGTACATGGCATTTCTCATGATGTCCTCAAAGCTCTGCCCGAAGTCATAAAGAGATGCCTCCCCGTCCTTGAAGGCATTGGCGATACTGTCCGCCAACGCATCAGCCGAAGTGCCAGAAAAAACCTCCTTTATTTTTGCGTCTAAGTCTTCAAGCGAATAGCCCAGGTCTTCGATCTCCTTTTTCAACTTCATCATGTCTTCAAAAATGGGAATTTCCTTGTCTCCCATTTTCCCTGTCATGTATGCCTCAAGTAGTTGATCGTATGTCTGTCCACTTCTACCCATACTTTCTGCCACAAAGTTCAGCAGGAATTCAAACTGCTGTTGGGCCTGCTCCCTGGCCTGCTGTGTCCGGGTAATGATGGTGGTAAGCCCCTGTAAGGTCTCAGCATTGATCTGCCGTACATCCAACAGCCTCTCCCGGTACAGGGCATTGATCTCGATCTGCCCCGAAATCTCATTGAACAATTCCGCCTCCTGCTCCTTGCGTTCCTTCTTTGATGCGTTGATGCTTAAGAGTAATCCCGGCACCCCTCCCGATGCAAAAGCACCAATACCCTTGATGATGTCGCTCTGTCCCTTCAGGGCGTTTACCACCATACCGGAAAGGGTGCGGTTCACCTGCATGGCAAGCGAAGCAATGGAGCTCACATCAATGTCCTTGGCGTTCTTCTGAAGCTCCATAAAACCGTCCGCAATGCCACCCGTGAGCCGGAAGGCCTCGGATAGTTCCTGCGAAAACTCCCCGGCAAAATCGGCGGCAAGACCCATCCACATGGACACCATCTCCATGTTCTTTACCAACATAGAAGCATCCAAGCCCTTCAGCATGGCCTTCAACTCTTCGACACGCCGCCTCTGCTCATCGGTGGCGCCATCACCCAAGGCCTGTAAATCTGCCAGTTCCTGCCGTAATTGGCGGCCACGTTCAACCAACTGATCACGACCGTACTGCAGGTATATGTCGGCATAACTCTTGCGCTCGGCAAGCTGTGCCATAAGTCCGTCCTCCAGGTCAATCAACTCCTGCCTCATCACATCACGCCTGAAGGCAATGGCATCCTGAAGCCTGTTTTTATCCTGTTCGGTGGCGGCCTTGTTCAACTCTGCCTGCATGCGGTTTATGTCCTCCACGTATGCCCTCTCCATTGCAAGCCTGCGCTGGGTGAAACCCTGGTAGGTGTTGAGCAACTGCTGGATACTCTGGGCATACTGCGGAGCCGGGTCAAACTTCATGTTTTGCTGTGCCAGCTCCACGACACCCTGCAAGCCATCACTCAACTGCTTCACTCCATCCTGAGCGGCCACCGTGTCCGGTGTGATGGTAAACTCCATCGGGGCAATCCCACCCACAGCATCAATGGCATTGGCAATGATATCGGCCTGCTGCTGTGCTTCCGGGCCGAGTCCCCGGATGGTCTCATAGATAGATACCAGGTCGGCCTTCCATGTCTCAAACCCCTCAATCCCGGTTTGGGCAATCTTGCGGTCTGCCTGCTCAATAAGATCCAACACCTGCTCTCTCACATCGGCATACTCGGGCCGGTTGATCACCGTCTCGGTATCTGCAAGCAGCTTCGACAACTGTGCTGCCGTGAATGTGCCAAGGTCACCAAGCAGTTGTTGGTACACTTGTTGCCGTTCAGATACCTTCGTATTGAGTTCGCTGATCTGCCGGGCTTCCTGCTGATTCACCTCTGAAAGCATCTGCGTAAGGGCATCCGGCTGAATAGCACCCTTGGCGGCCTCAGAAATCAACCTGCGGCGTTCAGCCTCAGCATCCCGCTGAATCGAAAGGTAGTTGTTTTGAAAGGACTGGCTTTCGTTGATGATAGCCCCATACTGTTCAGACAGGCGGGTGCTCACCTCAGCAATCTGCCGGGTGATCTCCTCGTACTTCATCATCCCCACCGGGGTCAGATCACTGGATAATTCCTCTCTTTGTTTTTCAAGCGATTTTAGCGCCTGTGTGAGGTTCTGTGCCTGAGTGGTGGTCTTATTTATCTCCGTCCTGAAACGCTCCAGTACGGCCTCCGGGGCCTGCTGCTGGTCAATCTCGACCTTCACCCGTACAATCTTTTCCTGAATCTGTGTTTTTCTCGTCTCAATGCTTTCAAGTTGCTTGCTCTGGGTCTCAGTGACCGCCCCGGATGACAGTATTTCGTTCTCCTGCCTTGCCAGGTCTTCCAATTCACGCAGCAGCCTCTCCCGCTGATTGGTCAGGTATTCTTCATAATCCCGGCCGGAAGCAAGCAGCAGGGCAAACTGACGCTCTGCCGTCTTTTGCCCCAAAGCCTCCACCCATTGACTATAAAGCTCGTACTGACTCTTACGGTAGGCAATCACCTCATCAAAGCTCTTGGCGTTCCATTCAATCTCATTGATCTTGCGCTGCACCTGCTCAATGCTATCCTTGACCTGCTGTATCTTGGCATCATAACCGGAGGTATCCCCGGTAATCTTCAATACTGCCGAGCGGCTCTGATCAATCTGTTGCTGTGCCCTGGCAATGTTACCCTGGTATTCAAGTAACCTCTCCTTGTACTGTGCGTCATCAACACTCAGGGTCACAATCAGGTCATTGTTTTGGTCGATCTGCTTTTGATAGCGTTCTACCAGGTCGGCATGTTGCTGCAACTTTTCCTTTACTCCCTTATCTTCAACCTGTAGGGATAGCACGCTGATTTTGCTCTCTGATATACGGGACTGTGCCGAGTTGATGAGGGCAATAAACTGCTGCATCTTCTGTGCGGCGTCCTTGTCATCCACGGTCAGCGTCACAACGGCATCACTCACGCTGTTGATCTGTTCCTGGGCCCGACTGATATTATCCCGGTACTCAGCCATCTTCTGGGTGAAATTCCCGTCATTCACCTCAAGGGTGCTGATGAGCAGTTCATTGTCCTTAATCTGCTGAGAGCTTTTCTGTACTATATCATAATAGTCTGCAAGGGTCTGCCGGGCATCGGTGTCATCAACACTCAACAGCATCTCTGCGAAGGCATCCATACCGGAAGCCTGGGACTGCACAAACGAAGTGTACGACAATACGGCCTCTCTTGCCTGATCATCCTGCACGTCAAACACCAATGATTCAACTCCGGCAATCTGCTGCTGAGCATGCCTGATGTCATCAATGTACTGCCTCACCTTCTCCCGGTAGTCACCCTGCTCAACATCAAGCGAAGCAAGCAGCGTCCCCCCGGTGGCAATCTGCTGCTGTGCTGCATGAATCTGATCAATGTAGTCCTGCAGCTTGGTGTTGGCTTCATTGTCGCTCACGTTCAGCACCAGCTCCTTTACGTCCGAGGCGTTCACAGCTTGCTGTGCCAGGTTTACCATCTGGATGAAGTCCTGCAGCCGTTCCACGGCCTGACTGTCATCAACCTCCACGGACAACATGGCCTCAAGCGTTTGCCCTGCTTGTGCCCTTGCTTCGGTGATCGCATCAAGAAATGTAGAAATCTGATTCTTATAGTCCCCACTTTCAACCTGCAAGGCAACGATAATACCCTGTTCAGAGTCTATCTTTGCCCTGAGTATAGCAATCTGATCCTGAAATTCCCTTATTTTCTTCTCTGAATCCCCGGTTTGCACACTCAGGATCAGGTCAATATTTTTCTGCACCTCGGATTGATATGCCTTTATCAGGGCAATGTGTTGCTGCAGTACCCGCCTGGCATCCTCATCCTTAACATCCAATGTCAACAGGTTTATCCCCGTGCGTTCAATCTCCTGTTGTGCCTGATCAATACGAGTTACATACTCATCAATACCCTTGTCATCAACCCTCACACCCAACACCTGTTCAATGGCTTCACCTGCCCTGTCCTTCAGGTTTTGCAGACGTTCATTGTACCGGGTGAGTGTTTCCGTGGTTTGCTGATCGGCAACGGCCAACACCGTGGTGATCCGCTGCTCAATGGGTTGCTGTGTTTGGTCACGCAGAGCATCGGTGTCCTTCTGGAAGCGTTGCTGTTTCTCGCTCGCCTGATCATCAACAGTTAGCCTCGTCTCAATACCCTGGATTATTGGCTTACCAGATTCTTCTCGCAGTTTATCCGTTTCCCCGGTAAATTCATCAAGGGCCGCCTTAGTGTTTTGGTCATCAATGGTGAGTTTTGTCTCCACATCCTGCCTGATCGGCCCGGATGACTCCCTGCGTAAACGCTCAACCTCCCCCGTAAACTTATCAATGGCCTCTCCGGCATCACCATCATCAACAGATAGTTGTGTTTCAATCCGCTGTTGTACCGGCTCTTCCGACTTCTCACGTAATTGGTCAATACTCCCCTCAAAAATACCTGCATCACGCAAGGCCTGATCGGCAACCACCTCAATATTCGTGGTGATCTGTTGCCTTTCCTGTGTATAGGTGTTTATCAGGTCAAAGTATTCCGACAGGGTTTCCCTGGCCCCGGCATCATTCACCGATAAGGCAAGGTTCACAACCTGCTCATCAGAAATATCAAGTCCCAGGGCTTTCACATCCGAAAGGAATGCCTGCAGTTGTTCACGGCTCTGCTGATCATTAACCACCGTCTCAACGACAAGGCCCCGGAAATTGTCAATATCCTGCTGGGCGGCCGCAATACTCTGCCTGTAAGCCTCAATATCCTGTTGTGTCGTCCCGGCATCTGCCGACAGGGATACCAGGATACCCTCATCCCGTTCAACCGCCTTGCGTGCCGCCTCGATCTGTTGCAGGTATTCATTCACCCGCTCCCTGGTACCTGCATCCTCCACGGCAAGAGTGACCACAGCAGTCCCGTCCGTTGCCACCTTCTTCTGCAGGGTGTCCATCCGGGCCATGTACTCATTGATGATGTCCGAGGTGCCCTGATCTATGACGGTGAGCAACTGAGTGCCCTGCTTCTGGCTGATCAGCGTTAAAAGCTCTTTCTCAAGGGTGTCCTTTACGCTCTTCCAGTATTCAAGCGTGCCAAAGGGCTCCACCTTGTCCTGTTTGCTCTTGCCGGTGATCCCTTCGATCTTTGCCTGTACGGCATCAATCTGCTTTTGAAACTCTTTGTATTCTTCTGCCGTGGTGGGAATCTCGGATTGTTTCTTTTTCAGTTCTCCGAGCTCGTTTGACAGCTTGCCGATACTTGCAATGGTTTCCGGCTTGACGGCACCGACCTGAGTGAGGCTTTTCAACTGTTCTGCAATGCTTTCTTTCTCCGCCTTGGTTTCGGCTGTTGACAGTGCCTGCTTCAGACGGGTGACCTCATCAGTGGCCTGCTGGGTGGTGTTAATGAAAGGATCATAATAATCGTTGATGTTGGCTACCAGCTTAGCCTGGTCTGTGACATACTTTGCATAAGCTGTCACATAGCCTTCCAACGCTCCAAACTTAAGACCCGTCTCCTTCGACAACTGGCTGATGATTGCCCTTGCTTTATCTGTCTTGCGCTCATCAACAATCAGTGCATCCCCTACCTGTGTCTGCTTGATGGTTGTCTTCAACAACTCCTCTGCGTTCTTTTTTACCGCTTCATTGACCTGCTCAACTACACTGACCTGTACTTTTTTCTTCCCGGCTTTCTCAATAGCACTGACAAAATCCGCATAAGAAGAATTGTATGATTTATACAGCTCTGCTGACTTATCCTTCAATTCAGCTTCTTTGCTTTGCAAGGCAATATTCTTGACCATTGCCTTGGTCACCTCGTCATATGCCCGCTTTATCGCATCCAGGTTGCTCTCCTGTGTCAGCAAGGTCACATTGTACTGCCCAAGAATCTTATTTGCCTGCTCAACAGCAGAATTATATGCCTGTGTCCCCTTGTCCGTATTTCGTAACTGCATGAACACGGCATCAATATTGGCCTGTTCCTTTGCCAATTCCTCATTGAAGCCCTTGCCCACCTCCGTGATCTCAATAGTCCGGTCACGGAAAATAAGCAAAGCACTCACCACAGCGGCCAGTGCTGCTGCAACGGCAACATAAGGATTCGCAAGCATGGTCTTGTTCAGGGCCGCCTGCGCCGCCTTCACCTTGTTGATGGCAACAGCATGTAACCCCTCCCACGTCACAACGGCCTTCTTCGTGGCAATGTCATAAATCATTGCCGTGTTGCGCAACTTCTCAACCGCAGTCACGGTGATCACCGCAGCCTTATAGCTTCCGTAGGTGGCAACCAGTCCCATCAGTACCTTGCCAATGGTCTGGTAGTTCTCAACCACCCACGCAGCCCCTTCAATAGCCCGGTTTATTGCCCCTTCACTCCCCTGTCCAAGTTCATTCAGCATCATGGCCCACGAGTCTCGCAGGTTGCTGATCTTACCCGTGATCGTCTTGCTCTGCTCTTCCATCAGATTGAAGAACATGCCCCCCTTAGAGGTCATGTTCTCAAATGCCTTCTCCACTTCCTTAAACCCTACCCTGCCACTCTCAACATAGCTCTTCACCTCCCCGCTCGTAATTCCCAAAACCTTGCCCAACTCCTCATAGATGGGAATACCTCGCCCGGCAAACTGAACGATGTCACGGGTGTATGCCTGCCCCTGCGTTCTCAGGGTGCCATACAGATAAACAATGTCATTCAGTGGAGCACTCACCCCGGCAGCCACGTTGCCAAGCATCCTGACGGTGTCAACCACCTTGGTGCTCTCCGTGCCATAGGCAAGCAACTGCTTGGCCCCGGTTGCAACGTCCTTCAACTCAAATGGGGTCTTAGCTGCAAGCTCGATAGCCTGCGACATCAACTGATCTGCCTTCTCTTTGCTTCGCAGCATGGTGGTAAATGCCACCTCTAACTGCTGAAACTCACCCCGGACACGGGCAATGTCTCCGATGAAACGCTGTGCCGCCTGAAATGTGAAATAGGAACCAATGGCCGCACCAACACGCCTGAAGGTGCTGTCCATATGACTGCCCTCACGCTCTGCCGTGCCTGACAAACCCCGTAAACGATTCTCAAGGTCTGCGATCTCCCTCTTGAAATCACTGGTCTTTAAGAGAACTTCAAAGTCAAGGGCTCCGTCAGTATTGTTCATTTGCTTTTACGTTTGTATTTTGGTGCCAGTCCCTTCATGTATGTCGCAAACTCCTCTTCCGTTGTGAAGGTGTCCTTCTCTTTCTCCTTCCTGCCGTAATCATAGCGGGGCATGTCGGCAAGCATCATCTGAATGTTTACCCAGCTAATGCCCCACAATGCATATTGAACAGCCCAGTGAAAGTGTGAACAAATGGAGCCTATCACTCCCCACGGGCTATTTAACCCCCGTGATCTTCCGGGCTCAGAGGCTTCGGGGCCGTGATCCGCACCCCTCGAATCCACCTGATAGTACTTAAGAAATCCGACATCCCCATCCGGGTGAGCATCACCTGTGCCAGTCCTTCCATATCAGAAGGGGTCATCCTCCACAACAGATACCTGGACAATAACCCCTTGAACAGTACAATCCTCATCCTGTGACGCAACATGGCAATGGCAATGATACGGGCCAACTTCCGACTGTCCTGGCTGATCAATTCCCAGGTGTTGCCTATGGGGTTCTCCTTCAGTTTATCCTCATCCAGTCCCATGCTGACCACCTCACGGCTCATCAACAGCAACGTCCCGGCAAAGGGCTGATGAATGTGAAATGTGGTGTGTTTGGCAATATGCCTGAATATCCCCGTGTTCTTCACCTTCACCCTTATGGGCTTGTCCGTAAGCGTGTCAATAGTTCTTTGTTCTGTGTTCATTGATGTTCAATAAAGGCAGGGGCCCCGGAAGGCCCCCGCCCGATTGCTCAGTGATTACGCCTGCTCAGTGAAAGCGAAAGCATCTTCTCCCACTTTTTCCGGCTGAAGGACGATCCCCTTGATGTCAACACCAAAGATGTTCTTTTTGGACATCTCGGCATTGATCTTGGCAATCATCTTAACACGGGTGGCGGTGAAGATCATACCTTCACGAGGTGTGATTTCGATGCTTTTCTCAACGATGGAAAAGGTCGAAGGAGGAGTGTACACCTTGGGTGATCCGGTGGACGTGCCGCCAAAGACGGCAGCCAAAGTGTCAGCATCGGGATCCATGATCGTGAACTCCACGTTCAGATTCCCTGCTTCATCGATGGATACTTCCGGGGTGTCATTCTCCTCACTGCGGAACTCAGTTGTGGTGGGGTCGTCATGGTAAATCTTGCACGATCCCTCAAGGGTCTTTCCCAGTGCCGCAAAGGAGGTTCCGATACCACCATCCCCCAGGATGGCAGCAACTTTGATGGAGGTAACTCCGTATGTGAATAAACTCATTTTTGTTTCTGGTTTTTAGTTGAAAACTCTGATGTTTAACCTGATGTTGATGAAATGCTGCTTCTCTTCGTCAAATAATGACTGGTTCTGCACCGTAATCTCATAGGTTGATGCGGTGACATATTCCAGTGCTGACAACGCTCGTGCGCACAGCACCTTCAACCGCTTGTGGTTCGGCTGCATTTGTGACTTTCCTGCCAATGTCACTTTTATGTCAGGTACATAAATGTTTACATTGCCCGTACAGTATTGAATAGTATCCCCCGTCACCGGCAGACACCCAATCACGATGTCTTCCAGTACGGAATTGTCAGGCCGCCGGTCTTTGTAGATACCCCCCGTCAGGGTGGTGCCAATGCCGTCATTCTGAAGCTCCAGATACAGCAAATCCTGTATGTCCAATGTGCTTATCATTTCATCTTCCCGACTTTGGTTTTCAGTTCACGAATGATCTGCGGGGCTTTCTCCCTGGCAAACTGTTCAGCCGTGGCAAGGACGTTGCGATTTCTGGCCTCAACGTAGGCCGCATAGTCCATTCCTGCCACGACAATAAGAACATAGCCTGCCGGGTAAGCCATTGCAATCTGATGGGCAAGGTTCTGTCCTACCGCAGTACCCTCCTCTCCGCCCCCTGCGGTGCGCTTGAAGTTTTGCCGTAGGACAGAGCCGTCTTTCAAAAGAAGGTATCCAACAGAATTACGAAGGTTTCCGGTACGGTCAATGTAACTGCCGAACTCACGGGCATTATTCACACACTCCTCCCCGAGGCGGGAAAGCCTGAAGACAATAGCCCTGTCTATCCTTTCAAGACGCCTAAGCATAGCCTTCTCAATGTCGGTGTGTGAAAATCCCGGTTTTATAGCCATAGCCTACAATGTTTTGTATCCTTGGAAAACCTCATAATGGTCCCCTTCACCCTGGTCACCCCATTGATGTCCGTCACCTCCACCTCAAGGCCCGTATCAAGGGCCGGGGTGGATGGAGGCAGATATATCATGCTGGTGTGACGGTAGAACTCTCCCCCGCTCAATGTTATCGATGCGCCCCCTCCATTCGGCTCCTCACGACAGAAGTACGTGGTGGTGGTGGCATTAGCCGCCACATAATCACCATCGGACTCCCTGGTGGTGGTGCCCGGGATGTAAACAGTGAGCGTATGGGGATACTTTACCATCTCGTTGAACGATCCCTTATGCGTGGTACTGAACTCATGGATGCAGCAAGGCCGTTGTCATCAACAATGGCATCAATGCGTTTCTGCAGCCCCACACGGTCATATGCCTGGGAGTAACCTCCCTGGCTCTCGGAAGACAGTGACAAGAGTGACCGCAACAGAGTCACGGTCACAATGGCCACTGCAACCTTATCATTAACCGTGTATGGATCACCTGCTGACAACTCGTTGTCAACAAGTACTTTGCTTATCGCATTACTGTCCACCGTGTACGGGGACAACTCGCCTTCAACTGCCTGCAGGATAGTCATGCCTCAACCCCTTTTAGTGATTCCAGGTGCTTGCGTGGTTGGTGTCGATCAGATAGCTGCGATTGGCTGAACCCCACACCGGGAGAGCGTTGGCAACTCCGGCAGTGTATTCAACATACGGCTCCTCATTACACCACTTCTTCAGCATAACCGGGCCCCTGCGGACACGGTAAGCACTCGATCCGCTGTTGGCGGCAAGCTCCTCGGCAAGGTTGGCCCATACGGTATTCCCGACAACAAGGTCAGGGACAAGGGTCACCACATTGTCGGTGAAAGGATTGCCGGTGGTCTGGCTGCCATTGATTTCGATATTTACATACCTTTCAATGATCTTGACCTCAGGCAGGCCCTTGGCGGAAAATGCAGCATTAACCTGTGCAAGTGTCGGAACCAGGTAAGCACTGGTGGCGGCGGCAAGGTACGGAGCCGTCAGCTTTTGTACCTCGTCAATCTGAACCATGATATCAAAGGTGTCCTGATTCATCAGGGCATACTTGATGATGGTACCGGCCTGCCTTGCAGTCTTCATCTTGGCCTTCAGGTCGGTGATAGGCTTGGCGGTTGCTGCATTGGCAACAGACCACACAACGCTCACCCCGCTCTTGTTGGCGGTGGGCACAAGGAAGTCAATATCAGCAGCAGTCACCACACCCTCATTGTCGGTTGAGGAGAGGGATACCTTCCCCAGTGATAGTGCCTTCAGTGCGATCCAGTCCAGACGTTGGTTGATGCCATCGAAGCACATCTTCAGGTCATCATACACAACATCGAGCAACTGCCTCTGAGCGGCTGTGTCACCCGACCGGGCATACTGATAAAGATTCTGGTATTCATTTAACTGGCTCTCCTTCATGGGCATCTTCATGCCGATCTTGGGGATTTCCCCATCGACACGGAACACGCCCGGACGGGCCTTGGTGGGCAGCGTGGCATCGTGTGACACAACGTCTGCAGCGACAGCAATGCCGTAGTTGTTCTTCAGGTACTTGATGGACAAGGACGTGGAGAACTGAAGCGGCATCAGGGTTGGATAATAGTAATCATTGAAGTTGAAGGTGTCAATGTACGCCTTCATATCCTTCTCGCTCAACCCCCATAACTTTGATTTTGCCATTTTTCTTAGTATTTAAGGATTAAACGAAACGAATCAGAGATAACTGAGTTTTGATGTCAGCGTGGATAGGTACGCAGAGGCTTTCGACTACGCTGCCACGTACAACGCAATCAACAAAGTGGTTTGCTCCTGCTGTGATGTCAAAGCTGGTACCGACAAGGCCCGCCGGGGTGTACTTGAAGTCACTGTCCGTGCCGCCGGTTTCAGCGGTGGCTTCGATGAAGATCGAGGCGGTGGTGACGTTTTCTCCCAGGGTGGTACCCACGGAAACAAGGTCATAACTTGCATTAGAGGTGTCAATCGCTGTGATAGCATAGGCCTTCTTGCCTGTGCCAAGCATGATGAACTGTCCAACGGCGAAGTTATGTCCCTTCACGAATTTGTAATCTGTGGCAGAATTGTTGGCGGTGTTTTGAGCCTGTGCCGTCTTTACCACATGGTAAAGGCCCGTATTGGAATCGAGTCCAATGGGCGTTCCGGCAGTCACCTCATCCTCCACCAGGTCGGTCACAGCAACACATACTCCACCGGGAATGTTCTCCAGGTTCGCAAGGAACGGGGACTTGTAGGCGGAGTCTTCTGTCTTGGTGAATTGAATTGCCATTTTGGTGTTTGAAATTTGTTTTACAACTTTTTCCCTCCCAGATTGTCCTGGGAGCCATCCTTCTCAGACTTAATCTTCTCCTGCATCAGGAAAGAAACGCCTTTGGGAGGACTGCCCGGTATCATGGGTGCTTCATGGCCTTCAAGCCCCTGCTCGGAAATCTCCTGCAGGTACTCTTTGTATCCGGCCTCGATTGTTGTTGCAAGTTCATCAACCTCTGTGTCGTCTTTCAGCGTGCGGCCCTTCAGGGCAATGGAGTAAAACTTCTCAGGTACTTTCAGGTCTTTGAGTTTGGCAGTGAGTTTCTGTGATAGTGTGCCCTGGGTCTTCTCCTGTTCGAGTGCCGCAAGTTTGGTGTTCAAAGTGCTGATTGTGTCTGTCAGTCCCTTTGCCCACTCCGGCATGTCTTCTGGCTTCTTGTCTTTGTCCTTGTCCTTGTCTTCCGGTTTCTTGTTTTTCTCTGCCTCGGCCTTCAGTTCAGCTTCCCTTTTCTTCACTGCCTCGGTGACCCGGCGGTCAGTTTCCTTCTGGGAATATTCGGCAATTCCGGTAATGAATCCATCCTGGGCGGTGATTGCTGCCTCGATGTCTTCCTCCTTCTCGACAGTCTTGGCCATTTGTGTGGCCACCCTGTCAAGCAGATCGGTGTGTACGTTCTTGTATTTAGCCCGTAACGCCTGCAAAATTTTATCCTTCATGTTGTGAATTTTGGTTCAGACAAAGATAATTGCTGAAACGCCTGATAGTGTCTAATAGACACACGACTTTTGCATTCTGTTGAAAAGTGGGGGAAATGGGCTTAAAGATACCCAGGGTTGTCCCTCATGAAATAGGGCCGGGACTTCCAACCCTCAATACGCTCCTCATTGTCCTTCAACCACCCCTTGAAACCCGCCGGAACGTCCTTCACAGCATTGACACTATCAACACTCACCGGATCGCCGTTAAGAATCTGATCCTCCATGCGGTCAAACTCGCTGTCGGTCGCCATGATGCTTACCACATGACACATACACTGGGGATGCCACCCACGAAACTTAAAATCCTTCGGATACCTGCCCTTGAGATCATCACAGATGTCACTGATCCGCTTGGGGTTGTTGCTCAACCTTACCTCAAACCCCACCACAAAATCCAACTGCTGCCACCGCTCATGGTCTGCCGTCCTGTATGCCATGTTCACCTCAGTACGGGTCAATCGCATGGCATTCTTGTAGCTTGACCGATACACACCCCGTCCGGGATGGTAGGCCTTGGCCGCCTTACTCAACACCAGGTTGCCGTGCTTATCCCTCACCCTGCGAAACAACCTGTCCGGTTCATTCAGCAACCGCCTCACATCACGGCTCAGGGCTGCTGCACTTTTACCTTCTCCCAGTCCTATATCCAAGGCAAGCTCCATCTCACTCTTAAATTGCTGGGTGTGTCTCCATACCCGGTCAGATAGTGCCAGTCCTGCCTCCTTGCGGCCCCGGAAAGCCTCCAAACCTTCAATATTGCGGCTGTAATACCGGGACACCTGCTCAGCACTCAGAGAGCTGCCCTTTAACACGCTGTCAACAAACACATCGGTTTTTGCATTGGCCGCCATCCACTCCTTTTCAGTTGCGGCCCGTATCAAGGCGGTCTGCCTGGTGATCAACCCCTGAATCACCTTATTGGCCCTCTGCCGGGTCTGTGGGTAGTCATCGAAAGAAAACGGTTTGGTGGAATCGAAACCCTTTACCAGGGAAGACAACTTGACAAACTCCCTGAGTGCTTCGTCATACAGCGACTTCATCCGGTTGGCATAGGCGTTCAGTCGCCGGAAGTGTGCTGCATCAGGGTTAATCATTGGTTGTTAATGATAAGCAGCCCGGATTTCACCAATAAATCCTTCATGTCATTATACGACATCACCACCACGAAATCCAAACCAGACCGACACCTGACCGTTGTTCTGTTGCGCTCCGTGTCATTGATGAAGTATATTTCAGATAAGTCTATCAGCGCCTTTCCGTACTCAGGCGGAGACTCAGGCAGGCCGGGATCATCGCTTATGGCCGTTGCCCATTCAACCGTAAATTCATACCAGCACCTCATATTGTTGGCTCTTGTATGTCAAAGGTGTTCTTTTTGTCCTGTTCCTCGGTGACCATCTTGTACTCCGTATCCACATCATCCACCAACCCGCTCAGCTCTATTGCCGTCCTGGTGGACAGGATCGGACTGCCTGCCGTGGCCGTGGTGAGCATCTGTACCATGCCGGCCATATCGTCAATCATGTAGGGTGTCACCTCCGGGGTGACATCCAACTCTTCTGCCGCATTCTTCAGAGACGGCTTGACCGTGGCAATGTAAGCCCTCAACAGATTTAACCGCCTCTGCAGGTAGTCACCAAACACCTCCATCTTGTTCTGCACCTTCAGGTGGGCATCAATGAACATCAGCTTTAGTGCAACACCAGAAACAGCACCAAGCCCCTTGATACTCTCAAATGAAATATCCGGGGTCTGAGTCAGGGCATACGTCATCCTGAGCAGCGTGTCAATCTCCAACTTCACGCTCTCAGGGGCTTTGTCCCATGACATATAGGTGGCATCGGCCCCCTCATCCATTTCCAGTATCTTCCCCTGCTCACCCTTGGAAGCAAAGCCCTGCACCTTGCCCTTCACCAGGATGGTGGGACTACCATGGTAGTCATTGGTGTCTCCAAAGTTGCTTATCATCTTCTCAAGGCGTGCAATCATGCTCTGCACATCCTCCCACTCAGTACGCTCCTGCCGGGCATAGATGATCGGTATCTTTCCCACCGGGTTAATCTTTGGGAAGCCCTCAGATACCGTCCAGACCACCGTGTCAGGGCTTTGATACCACCGGTACAATTTGGGGCCCGTGTAGGTCTCAAAGTACTTGGTGGTTTTCCCCATCTCTGTCCTTTCAAACTCCCGGCTGAAGGCAATGAGATCCCCGTACTCATCAAACAGGGGAAACAACTGGTCTCCGTTGTCAGGTGAAAACAACGCCACCCTGAGTTTAAACTCGGCATCAATGCCATACAGCTTCTCACCCTTGGCCGGGACTGCATACCAGCACTCTGCCGCCTCCGTCATGGAGAACACGCTGCGGGCAAGCCTGCGGTTGAAGTACTGCGACTTGTTGGCATTCAATACCTGCTTGATAGCAAGCAACACCTTCTCCTGATCACCTTGAGCCTCGGCCAGCAGTTTAACCGGGTTTCCAAAAAGAAACGCCACAGCTCTGTCCACAATGACCTTTTGCAGTGCCAGGGACACCCTGTTCACCGGCTCGATCTTTATCCCGGTGTGATCAATGCCATCCTCCTCATAGGTGTAGCTCACCTGTTTGTCGAGGCGTATTGTTGTATCCATGACATCATGACTGTCCGGGTCATACTGAGCCTTGTGCGTGCTCGTTTCGGGCAGCTCTGTCGGCCTTAGCTTAAGTGCCTCAATCTGCTTGTCAATCTCCTCCAGTTTGAAAATTTCTTCCAGTGTCATTGTGGTATTGTTTAAAAAAAGAACTTACTTAAATCCTGTCTGTTTTTCACTCCCATATGATAATTGACCCCATAGCACAACAGGTCAACAAACTCATCATGCACCTTGGCCGGGAAGCCGCACACCTCCGTGATGAACTCATCATTCCAGTTACCCTGCACCAGAGATACCCGGCCCCCTTCAATGATGCTGCTGATGGCATTCAATCTGGTCTCCTTGCTTTCGGTGGGTGTTACCGTCCGGGTGATGTTCATTCCGGTTGATTCCTGCAACTGGTCAATGACACTCTGCCCGTTGGCCTTCGGCTCAATGCGTATGCTTGACTTGCTGTTATATCCGTTCTCCTTCACCCACTTGGGAATGAACCTGCACAGGTCAGGGAACTTCATGTACACCTTTATGGCGTTTGTGATGTATATGGTATTGCCCATCTTACAGGTGGCAATCAATCCGGTGGGGTCATTGCGGGTCTGATCGGTGTATGCTGTGTCTATGAAGAAGTGATACGGATGTAACTCCCGTGACCTCTCAAACTCCATAGGGCTGATAAATTTAAACCAGTCACTCTTGATGATATTTCCTCCCTCGACCGTGGGCCTCTGCTGATATAAAGCCGAGAAGGTACGCTCTGATCTGGCCTTCTGATCAAGCAGCCTCTCCAGTGAGTGCTTTTCTGGCCACAGGGCCTCACCAATCTGCCGGGGATCATCCGGGTTGCTGTCGTCCTCCTTGATGGCAGGCAATATCACCACATCCCACTTCTCAGGCTCCAGCTTGAGGATACGTCCTGCGAGGTCATCATCATGCCAACGGGTCATGATGAGTATTTGTCGGCTTTCATTGTGAAGACGGGTGAGAAATACATTCAAATACCAATCCCACACCCTGTTCCGGTAGGTTTCAGAATAGGCCTCAATGGCATCCTTCACCGGGTCGTCAATGATCCCGATGTCTGCCGGGGTGCCCGTGAGTGATCCTCCCACACCAACAGCCTTATAAAACCCCTTATAGTCAGGTATTTCAAACATTGCGGCGTTGCGGGTGTACCCTGAACCTCTTTTTGCCGCAAGATGTACCGGAAAAACACTTGAAAACTCACAGCTCTCCATTGTCCTTTGAATGCTCCTGCCAAACCCAACAGCCAGGTCGGCTGAATATGAACACCCCACAATCTTTAAATCAGGATTCTTGCCCAGGGCCCAAGCAGGAAACATTCTGCTCAATATCTCCGTCTTGCCGTGTTGTGGCGGCACGAAGACCATAAGCCGATTAACCCCACCGGAGTAAACTTCCTCACATTTTTCAGAAATAAGCCTGTGAAACCATTGCACAGAATACGCCTGGTTGATGTATTGAATGAAGACACTGAGTCTTTCCTTTGCCTTTTTTTCGACAAGGGCTGTCTGAAGAGTGAGCTTTTCATATAACAATGCCCTGCTATTGACTCCCCTTGAGTATTTTATCAATACGTTCCATCTTGGCCCTTATCTCTTCTTCTGTCATTGTGACCTTCTCCCCCTTAGTCGTAACGTCAATGTTTTCACCATACCCCTTGCGGCGTCCTTTGGTTCTTAAGTAAAATTCAAGTGCCGCCCTGTCAGGTGAAACCTCCCAACCATCCTGATACAACACCGTCTCTCCGTTCACCTCTTTCTCTTTTATTCTTGGAATGCCCTTGCGCAGCACACGGTGTGTTGTTTCACACTCTTCAATAAGCTGATCAATGGCCTTCTCCTCGGCCTCCTCCATCTCTTTAACAAACTCCGGATCACTGGCAACCCATTGATAGTAAGTATCCCGCTTGATGTCCAACACCTTACATGCTCTCGATATGTTAAAATCATTCTTCAGATATGCCTTGATAAACTGCCTTCTGAACCGCCTTGAATATGTGTTGCTCATCTGATTGGTGTCTTTATGTCCCGTTCTGACAGTTGTAAAAATTCATACAGGACTGTTATTCAATTCTTTCAATTATCTGTCCGAAGTGTTCCCCTTTGATGTATTTCTGGTTTATATCGTAGCCAAACCGCTGCATAAATGCCGCTTTTTTGTCGAAACTATCAAAAGATATGAGGACAAGCGGGTCTCCTTCCTGGATTTTGTTTTCGATCTGGTTTTTGATGTTTTTTTTAAGGTCTTTGATCTGTTGTCTTTTTTCCTCGGTTGGTTTTTGAATATCCAAAATGTCATCGTGAATCTGCTGCTGCTGCTGTGTTGATACTACCTCTGCGACTCCGAGGATATTGAGGTCGTGAATATCAAGACCTGCATTTTCATATTCAATATCCGGTATCAGATGTCTGAGTGAATCGAGGTCAAACTCCCCCATGACACTTTGATTGTTCATGAAGATATTTTGTTCCTTTTCTGTTTTCTCATCCATATCCACCATGTCAACCCTTATATTGTATTCCTGGGTTCCTTCAATCTGGTCAAGAGCTTTGAGTCGTTGGTGTCCCGATACGATGTGCATGGTTTGCTTATTGATAACTATGCCTCCAAGTAACCCCACCCTCCTTATGTTTTTTCTGAGCTCCTTTAAAGCCTCTTCTGATATTTTTCTCGGATTATAAGGTGCATTGATAATGTCAGTCCTTTTGATTACAATAGATGATGATGTCTGAAATTTTGTAATCTGATCAGACAGCTTTTGAGGTGCTATGAGTTTGCTTTTGGATTTAGCACCCTGCAATGGTTGTTGTTTTTTTGAAGTCATACTCATAAAGTATTTGCTCTGCTTCCGGAAACGCTGTGAGTATTTTTGCGAGGTCTTGGGAAAAATGTTTTCTTAGGTACAGTAATACGTCAATATCAAAGCCAAGCCCCTGGGATCTCTTATGTGTTGAATATTGAATTGGCTGAGGCAGCTTTTTGAGTTTTATATAGCTTAACACGTCCCCGTTTTTCCATTCTGCAAGCGGGTATGCCTTCCCCGTCACACTGATTCCATTCTCATACCGGTTTAGCATAAGCCTTCTGTTCAGTGAGTCGCTTTTTTTCATGCCGTAAAATGAGAAGTTGATCCCCGTTTTCATTCTCACATTCTCATCCACATCTTTAACGGTCATTGTTTTTACCTTGGGATTTGGTTTACAATATATCCCTTCCCTGAGAATCCAGGTGAGGTTCCAATGGGGCACTTGTAAGAAGGTCACATTTGGGTATAATGACTTGGCGTGATTGATGTAGCGGTCAATGTGATCAAGGGCGGGCACAAAGTACATGTAAACACAAACGACCTCTTTGAAATGCGGTGCCACCATGTCAAGCATTGCGATGCTATCTTTGCCGGTCGAATAAAACAAGATGACCCGGTCAGATTGTTGTCTGACCAGGTCAATCGTTTGTCGGGTAGATGTGCTCAGATCAACCACCAGCCCCTCCGGCTGACCTTCTCCGTGCACGATTCCTCATACCCCTTCTGATGTTAGAGGTTCTTGCGGCCCTTGTACGACCGGCATTCACCCCCGTGAGTCTGTTAATAGCAGCTTGGACTCGGCGTGTGTTTTAGTTTAACAATTATGTTTATTTAGCAACCGGCCAAGTTGGTAAACCACCTCAGCTTCGATATACTCGATTCCGTCTTCCTCATAGGTGATGAGTTCGCCGCTTTCGTCTTCAAAAAAAACAACCTCAGCACTCTTAACCTCAACGGTCATGTGAGGGCGGTCTGTTTCGTAGCCCATGAAGAATTTTATGGTGTCATAATTTTTGGGGCCGATGAGCTTGCCATCAGCCTCGAAATCACAATACCTATTTGCGTTGCGTGGTCGAATTTCACGATGTTCGTCTTTCTTTTCGCCCTGCAGTATTGCATCAAACCATTTCTGCTTAAGTACAAGTGTCAACTCGCTCATATGGTTGGTTTTGTTGGCTTTATAAGTTGCGGGGGCAGGAATTGAACCTGCGACCTCCGGCAAGTCGAACCGGCAAGCTGCCACTGCTCTACCCCGCAGTTGTATCAACAAAGATACAACCGAATGTGTCTAATGTACGCATATTTGTGTTACAATGTTGAAAAGTCATTGAGCCTGTGAGGTGCGCGCCCATCGCTCTTTCATTGTGGTTACCAGGTCATCATTGGCATTCTTGTCAATTATGAAGAAGTACACACCGATTGCCTCACCCAGGCGAATGATCGTATCAAGCGTAGGAGCGTACCGGCCCGAAAACACCCGGCTAATGTTGGCCGGGTGTAGCCCTGTGATGGCTGCGAGCTTATAGGTGCTCAAGCCTTTGCTCTTAGCCGTGTCGGCCAGGTATCTGCAGAGCAGTTTGCGGGCTTCAATGATCTTTTCATCTGCCATTTATGTGATCTATGATAGTGGTGTAAATAGGCAATGTCTCTGAAGTGGGTGACTTGACCCACTCTCTGTCGTAAACTACATCACAGCTCTCTTCAAATGGCACACCATACCTTCTGTTGGCAGGTGCCCAGATATAGAGCTTTGAAATGGGCCCGTTGTCAATGCCATATTTCGACCCGGTGTCAAACACAACAGCCTGATAGTGATAGCCATTCACACTACCTTGCACCCAGTTGTTAAGTGTACTTCTCATCAGTGCCCCCTTTCCATTGAGGACACATTTTCATAGCAGGCCTCGCAAAATGTTAATTGAATGCGGTTACCTTCATTATCAACGCATACCCGGCCGGCGGTTGTGCCACAGCCGCATGTTACCGTACCGAGGGCGGGGACCTGGTGGCCGCCGAAGGTCTTGTAACCATCATAATAATTGTACAGGTCTAACCTGTACTTGCGAGCATAGCCTCTGAGGGCGCGCTCTGTACGAAATACTATTTCTGTTGTCATGATTATTTGCGCCGTATTGTTTACCTGTTGCCGCCAGGGTTAATTGTGATTTATGCAGCTAAGATAATATCATTTTTGACTGCTGTCAAGTTTTTTAGTATTTATTTTTCGATATTGGGTCAATTTATACTTAGTCTAAATAAAAGAACCGCCGCCCATTATTACGGGCAGCGGCTTTGCAGGGTTCATAAACGATTATCGAAAGATATCGCCAAAGGTATCACCGAATATTGACATCGGGTTGTTATCCTCCCGACAACTGTGTACCACCAGGCGGGCGAATCCTGGCAAGGTCTTGCTTAGATACTCCTCAAAGCGTATCTGAGCATGAACGCCACAGGTGGCCTTGCGGGCCCGGGTGACGCCGGACTTTATTTCACGTCCGGCGCCATCATAGGCCGTGTACTCGATCAGGTAAATTTTATTCATGCTTTTCCCTGTAAACGAAATCAACATCACTTAGTCCATCAACCTCTCCCCGCAGCTCATCACGTTTCTGTTTCCGAAACTCGGAAAGTTGATCCCTGTTGATCACCACCTTATCCATCTTTATCATGGGTCTTGGCCCGTTGTTATCAATCACCGGAATAATTGCTTTTATATCAACCCTCATGGCACTACCTGTAAATGACACCAATGCCCTGGGTGATGTTTCCTCCGATGCTGTCGGTAAACTCGATGGTCTGCCATCCCTCGGGTGGATCGTTTTTGAGTTCATTCCAGAAGCGAATCACACCCGGACAGGTCGGCTCCACGATGTCATGGAAAATACATATCTCACCGTGCTTTCCGATGTTCTCCCAATCTGCCTTGCAAGCCTCATAGGAATGATCGGCATCGATGAATACCAAGTCGAAGGGGTCTTCCTGCACCTGGGTGATGAGTTCCGGATCGCCGGTTGACACGGGGGCAAGGAAAGGATGGATCAATGACTTGATGTCGGGGTGGATGTGCTGCGGTGTGCTGTCCACGGCAAGGCGGCGGGTCCTGGCAGGCAGGAAGTGGTGCATGAAGGCAAAGGTGCCACCCTGGAACACTCCGAGCTCGATGTAGGATGTGATGCTGCGTCTTTTGGGTTCGAGCCACTTCAGCAGGCGGGCAAACTGGATCGGGGTCTGATAGATGCCAAGCTGTGACCGGTCGGGCAGCATGTACTTGATCTCATCCCCGTAAATGGTTTTTGATACGTCACATACCAGGCCAAACTGCTGTATGGCTTTCTGGTAATCCTCAACGGACTTACTCCCTTTCTGGGAGAAAAACTGCTTTAACTGTTCGATTTTGTTCATTGTTTTTTTGGTTTTGGTGTTACTTTATTGGTTTGATTCTCTGTAATTTATTTATGTAAGGGGCATATTCAGAGTTTCGGATGTCTTTGAGTTTATCTTTGTCCCACTTCCATCCCAGCTTATTCCCTTCCCGCATGTGTTGACCGTGGCCATGTTTCATTCCGTTTTTCCACGCTCTCTGCCTGCGTTTGAGTGTCTCCTCCCGTTCCTGCTGTGTCTTTGTCTGGCCATAGTTGATCATCACGCCCGGAACGGTGATGGTGTGTTGATCAGGTATCCATACGTGGTCGGCACAGTACTTCACGTCAGGGTGGTATTTGTGGATGAGTTGAACGTGCATGAAGGTATTGTAATAGAAGTATGTGTTGAAGGGGTCAAAGGGTTCCGGGGGTTCTCCGGTGTTGTGCATACTGATTGCCAGCATTGATATAAGGTTGTATCCCATAGCCTCGGCATCGTTGATATGGTGGCAGAGGGGCCCTGGTGTGACGGGAAAGAGGTCTGCGCCATTATAGACGACCCAGTCCGGTTTAATACGGTGGAGTGTTTGTATGATTTCTCCCTGGAGAGCGGGCAGGTCAAATGCCTCATTGGTATCGAAGCGATGTGACGGGACGTTGTGTGCCTGGAGCCATTCCCATGTGCCGTCATTGGAATAATTGTCAATGACGTATAAGTTTATGCCATTTGCTTTGCAGAAAGCAAGTTTCAGGGGGAGATACTTTGCTTCGTTGTAGGCTGTGAGGATGCAGGTAATGTTCATTTTATTTGCTTAATTGTTTATAAGGTTCGTATATCCTTCCGGGCATTGTAACACAAAGATATACAGTATGGTTCGTATATCGGCATGTTAGCCACAATTTTGAGGAACGACAAAATGCAAACTGTATTTAGTACAAATTGCTTCAAACCATTTAAAATCACCTGAAAATGATTCGTAGCCTATTCCTCTTGTGCCTATTGAATATTTATCGTTTGATTGCCATGCTTTTTTAACTTCAACTAAATCCCAAATTGGTTCTTCGTATTCGTCTGTGTAAACTAACCATGCTGGTATTCTATGCCCTTTGAAAATTAATTCATAAAGCAATTTGTAATCCGTAGATAACTGAAAGCCATTATTAATAAAACTGTGGCTAACAGCACCCTTATTCAATGCGGGGGTTTCCGCTTTGTTTGACAATTTTTCGTTACTCATATTTTTTTTATTTTAATGTAGTTCAGTGCAATTAAGCCCGCACTGAAATAAGGCTGCAAACCGTTAGGCACAATAAAAATTACTGCTTTTGTGCCTTTAATTCATCAATTTTAGCATCTACCTTTTTCAATTTTTCTGTTAAACTCATAAACATGAGGTGGTCGCAATATGGATTACCCATTAAATCTAAAATTGATTTGCGTACTTCTTCAAATTCTTCTATTGTTTTCGGCGGTTCTATTATCATATCCGTAATTTTTACAGATGCCTAACAGCGGTTATATGAATAACACTTCATACCCTACCCGGTATAATTCCATGTAACGAGTGGTTTATCATACCCCTGCGGGTGTACTTTAAAGGCTGAGGTTTATTTTTCCCCGAAATATTTAAAGCCATAGGTTGTAAATTATAAGGATTCAATCTGAAGAATATAGCAAGCCCCAAAATTGCCCCAGTCACCAAGCTCACAGAAGAAACTCCGATTCATCCGGGCTCCTGCCACATTGTTCACATCAATGATGTAAGGTCTGCCCATCTGAAAGAGGATGTCAAACTCGCAAAAATCCACCCCAAAGGCATCCGCAAACACCCTGATGTAATCCGGCCTGTCATTCACAATGCAAAGCTCAAGCACTTTGTATCCCTGCGGGTCTCCCTTTGGACGTAATTTCTGCAGGTAAAAATCAAAACCCGTCCGACAATAAAAATACCGCCACTCAAAGGTGTTGTCAAACAATCGCTCATATACCATCCCCGGAATGGGCGTTGTGTTCTTGCGCCTCACCTTAAAAAGATCGTGTTTGCCCTGCCCGTCAGATTTTTCGACGAATGGGAAAGCCGTTGTCATGGGATCCACCTCTGCGGTGTATCCAAGGGCAGAAAGGTGAATATCATGGACACGCCTCTTGGAGACATCAAAGCACCCGGCATTGTAGTCTGTCTGTATCCTGGGTCCCAAGGTGTCATAATTCCAATAGATGGTCTTGTCTCCCTCCGGGATGTGTTCCCGGTATTGCCAAAGCCGGCAGCCGGGATTCAAATTTTGTGGGGTGAATATCATGGTTTATTCCATTTCAGTCGGTTGTAATAGCTTGCGATCTGAGGCAGGATGACAAATGAGCCGGGGTTCTCCCGGTAAAGCTCCTCAATGAAATGCCCGTCAGCCTCATATTTCTGAATGTACCGCTTGCTTCCGATCAGGTCTGTATGCAGGCAGTACTGGGCCTGATCAATATGGCACACCTTTATGTTGTCCGGGGTGTTGATACGGAAGCCACCGTCAGGAAGCTCTTGTCCAAAGATCATTCCCCGGATGTTATTCATGCCTCTGTATGCTTCCCAGACCTTATAAAAATCCGGGTGCATCAGGTTGTCGTCATCCAGGCAGTACACCCATCCCTGCATTCTCTCGCATACCAGGAAGTCAAGGATCGCATTGCGCTGTGCATTGCCAGACACTCCTCCGGGTTCTTTGATCTCATATATCCAATTTGAATGAGCAAACCTCTGGGGTTGGTGTCCGTTGCGGGTGTCGTAACAGATCACCCATTCACATGGGATTTTTGACAGTGAAGCCCTCATTGATAGCAGGTTTTCCGGGCGGCTGCAGGGGGTGATGATGATTAGGTTCATTTGAATGAGTTTATCATGATTATTGTGTTTGTTGTCATGAGCTCTGATGGCTGAATCCGGATGACACGCCATCCCATTGTTGTGGCGGTATTGTATTTTTCCATATCCTTGATGAATCCTTTGGGGCGGACGTGGCGGCCCCGTTTGTATATTCCGCCTTCCACTTCGATGGCAAGGTTGATCTGGGGGATAGCATAGTCGAATCTCCATTTACGTGTAGGGTGAAACCTGTGTTCTTTGATTATAGTGAGTCCTGTTGCCTGCTTGACGAATGCGGGGAAGGTATCTGTTGATGTGGAAGTATATTTCATTTCTCAGGCGTTTGGGTGTTTGCAATGGCTTTAAATATTTCATATGCAATCTGTGGTACTATTGCGTTTCCTAATCCCTTAATTCTGTCCACCCGATTGGGTAGCCCATTAACCACTCTACCCACTCCGGGTTCAGTTTCCCACCAGCCACTGCATTTAGGGGCAAAGAGTTCCTTTCCATCTGTGATTGGCTGCCGTTGTTCTTCGCATCCTGTGTTGTTGGAGTTGGAAGAAACGCTATTGCGTCGTTCAGATTTCTGCTTCTGTTCGGGTTTAACCATCGTTTTGCTTCCCCACTGCGAAAATCCCGATGTTGCGGCGTAGGCAGAAACCCATAAGCCACCTGACTTGCTAAACTGTTCCATTTCGTTCCGTTCTTGTCCCCATTCTTCTCTGCTCTTGATCTCATGCTTTCCGGGTGTTCGCAAATTTCTACCGTGGTTGGAGTGAGCAATAATCCAGACCCTATCTCTTCTGTGCAAGGCGTTTTTACCGCAAGCTGGTATAATGTATGTTTCTGTTTCGTAGCCTTGATTTTCCAAGTCAGATAACACCGTGTCGAGTGCCAAGCCGATGATACCAGTAACATTTTCGCCAATAACCCAGGTCGGTTTAATCGTTGCAATAACTCTAAGCATTTCTTCCCAGATGTAACGGTCATCGTCCTTGCCTTTTCGCTGCCCGGCAACGCTAAACGGTTGGCAGGGAAATCCTCCTGAAATAACGTCAATTCTGTTTGTGTATTCATGGCCGGTAAAATCTTTAATATCTACAAATCGTTCTGTTTTTGGAAAGTTTTTAGCTAACACCTTTCTGCACCAATCGTCTTTTTCTACCTGGAAAACATTATTCCACCACATCCATTCGGCTGCCAGGTCGAATCCTCCAATACCAGAAAACAAACTACCGTGGTTCATTTCTCAGGCGTTTGGGTGTTTGCAATGTCGACCACTCGGCCACAATGAAAGCATACTGGCTGTCCATATCCATATTCCCTTGAATCAATGCAATTACAAACAGGTTTCAAGGTGTTTAACGCCTGATTGCAGGCGATTAGCATATTGATAAGGTCGGCCTTTTCCATCTTGCCGTAGACTTTCCGGGCCTCGGTTTCGGTCATGGGAATGGTCTGGTACATGGTTGTTTATCTTAAATCAGTGTAATATGATGAAGGATTAAAATCTGGGCAATTCTTATCAGTAATATCATGTGTTGTGCTTCCACAAATTGGACAAACAGGTGTTTCATTTTCTGTTTGATTAACAATATCACATTCTTTTAAAATCCATTCTAAAGCAGCAATAAGACCAAGGTTGAAATTATACTGAGGAACTTTTTTTAAACTTCCACCATAATGTTCAAATGTTTTCCCAAAGGTATTCCAAACATTGTGATACTCATTATGTTTGGCTTTTGCTGCTGTAAGTTTTTGTAAAATTTCTTCTCTTGTTTTCATTTTTGTTTATTTTTAGTTTCGTATATCCCTCCGCAGGGTGTAATCAACTTATTTTCAGCATAGGGCGTGTATCGACATGTTATAGCCAATAGCTACATTTCGTTTTCAAATGAACATAAGCTCCCGCACTGTGGGCATTCCAACTTAGTTAATCCAAATGGTCTAACCGCAACCCAGCCATAATTACACACATCACATTTTACTTTTGATACTTCGTGTGGGTCTATCGGTGCGTTAATTATGTTCTCTGCATCCAAGACAATATCATTCATTCGTATTGTTTGCAAATCATCTTCAAGCCATTGTAATATGGTTTCAAGGTCTGGTTGCTGCATTACTATTCTATTGTAATACCCTTGTATAATTTCCCTCTGGGCTTGTATTATTTCTGCTTTCATTTTCAAATTAGTTTTATCGTTAATAAACCGGCTACTGGCTATAACAGCACCTTAGCGTCAGTTTTTGGCTATTTAGTTTATTTGTAACTTGAACATTTCGGTAAGCCAAAAACCGAACGCCAAGCTGCCTACCGTTATGACTCATTGCCATAATACCTATTAGCAAATTCAGCCATTAAATCAGCAATTTCATAACTTTCTTTGTCGTTGCAATCTGATACTCTTGGATGATTTGATATGCCTTTTTCAATTAAGAAATCTTCAGCATCCCACCTATCGGCAGGCAACGAAGGAATAATAACAGTTTTCATTTCTGGAATAACCACATCCGTGGCGTACTCCTGCGCAAAGGCACAGGCGAGTTTATCGGAGTCGCTTTCAGGCGGAGTGCCGAAGCGCTCAAACCAGTATTCTTTTGCTGTTGTCATTTTATTACTTTTTAGATTCATATATCCCTCCGTTGTTGTTAATCCACTGTCTATCAGCATAGGGCGTGTATCGGCATGTTAGCGGTAATTATAATTCCGCCCATAATTGGACAAGATTCAAATCACCACCTGTTCTATACTTACCCCATTTATCATCAAATTGACCACTATCAATCATACTTTCATCTTCTTCGTCAATTCTAAAGAAAGGAAGTAATACCTCAGGAATTACATACCAATGACCGCTTTCATCTTTAACGGCTTTTACTTTTTGAAGTGTTGTGCTCATAACTAATAACTACCGCTAACATTCATTTGCCGCAAGTGGGGGTTAGCGTTTAACCCAAGTGCAGTTTTTCAATTAAAGTTCGGTGGTAAGTGACAGTTTAGTACTTCGATTGCCCCACCTGACGGCAAGCGAAAACACGTTAGCGGAAATTATGCCGCCAAAAACTTCTTTCTACATTTTCGACACCATACCACATCATTAACCTTTTCAATATCCATTATTCCTGTGCAGCGGCATAACTCTCCGCTAACAAGCGGTTGGCGTAATGCTGCATACTCCTCCGAATAAGCCATTGCTGTTAAAAAAAAGCTGTCTTCAGCCTTGCCAAAGTGCTTTTCAATTAGTTTTTGGTGTAAATCAAAGTTCTCTTTGTTTACTTGTGCCTGTTTAATGAAGGCAGCTTTTTTTTCTTCGTTTTCCATATTTAATATTTATTGTTAAAAATACGCACTACGCCAACCGCCTCAACGTTACCCGAACATAAGTTTAAACACATCTGCATTCCTCGTTTCAAATGTCAATAGGTCGTTATTATTGGTTTTCAATCATCTGAGTTAATATTTCTACCTGCCGTTCCCCTGCGGCATCCCCTGCGGCATCCCCTGCGGCAGCCCCTGCGGCAGTCCATGCGGCAGCCATTGCGGCATACCATGCGGCAGCCCTTGCGGCAGCCCATGCGGCAGCCCTTGCGGCAGCCATTGCGGCATCCCATGCGGCAGCCATTGCGGCATCCCATGCGGCAGCCAATTCCTCATCCGTGGCTTTGCCCTCGGCATAAGCTTCAGCAACCTCCACGGCTTTCCGGCTGCGTTCATCCGTTAATAAGTGCCAAATTTCCCGGACGCAAGCGCATGCGAACAGCCGCAGCGTCTTGTCATCCAAAATGCCTTCTCTGGTTGCCGCCCAGAGACGATCTTCCGGCGGGATTCTTTCGTCTTTGAGGATGTCCAGGATCGTCCCCGAAAAATCCCCGTATTTCTCCTGTGGGTCGTAACATGGTTCAAATTTCTTAAAATCTGACCATGTTAATTGTTTTAGGTTCATAGGTTTGAGGTTTTAAATGTTATATAAACGGTGAATAAATTGTAAACTCCTTGTTTGCAGTCTTAACCTCCGACACATCCTTGTAACCCTTCTCATGTATTTCCTTGCAAAACCTACTGCAATAACTCCCCTGCCGGGCAACCTTTTCACGGCACTTCGGGTTAGCACACCGGGGCCGCTCAAATCTTATCTTTGCTTCCATCTTTCGAACTCATCCACTCTTCCGTGAATACCAAAAGCCCCATTGTACTTGCGAAACTTACCATTACCCTCCCATGAAAACCTATGAGCAACCTCCTCCGGGGCAAACGTGAAGCCCAAAACCTCAAGCCCACGCCTCAACCTGCGACAGATCACATCATCCTCCGGGTGATCAGGCGGAGTCGGACAATGTATGCCATGATCTCTCTCAATGTGATCAACCTTGTTCATCACCTGACTCACGTAATCCATAAGCCTCCGGCTCCGCATCGAGAACCCCCCATTGCCTACATTGTACTCCTCATTCCTCCACCAGGGGGCCCCGATATAGTCATACTTTAAAAACTCATCAGACCAGGCTTCCTGGTTTACAATGTATCCATCCCATTGGCAGATCATGATCATCTCCGTATCAACATAATCTACCATCTCCCTTATGATAAATCGGCTGTAATCCTCCCGGCTGCTGATCTTTGGAATCACCTCCGTGTAGATGCCTCGATAATAACATCTCTCATTCGTAAACAGGATTGCCTCCTTGAATTTGGCATGTTTCATGCACTCGTGCATGGCAAATACAGCCCTCTCAGGCTTTTTGGTGTCAGCACACACCAGCGTTACATTGCTCAGGTCTATCATGATCGTATCAGTTTACCCTCGTTCAGGGCGTTGTTAATGTCACTCATAATGGCCTCATATATCCTGCGGTCATTGCTGTACACTATGATGTCAGACGTTGCTCTTTTGTAGTTGTTCAGCAGCGTTGTCCTGTCCCGGTTGTCGAGCCACCTGGCTGTTTCTTCACGGTCAAGTTTGAGATCAAAACACAGCTTCACAAACATATTCCGGGGGTAACGGTACTCCTTGTTTCTCAGCCTGCTTCTCAGCAGCGAAACATTTACCTGCCGCCCATGCCCCCAGGTGTCAATCTGGTACATCATGCACACCATCCGGGCAACGTAATCAATAGTAAGGTGCTGTTTAGTAACCTCTTGTATTTCGGTTTTCATATAAACAGCGATTTGATATTTAAAATAAGCCTCTTAAACGCACTGGGGGTCTGGGTAATACCTTGCCCTTGTTTTTTTGTCTTCTCGCAACCTGCGTCACCGCAGGCCACAAAAACGGGATATTTTTGGGTAGTGTTGATCCCCGCCGTCATAGTGGTGTTTTTCGGGTGGAGGTAACCGAGCGATTCAACAGTGCGCTGTCCGTTCCGCCTGATGATGTGCTCACATTGCCGCTCCATTGCCATGTTACACAACATCTCCACCATCTGCGGGCCAGGACGCCCGGAGTCCCACCGATAGTAATACCGGCCATATGACCTCTTGCGGGAGATAATACCCGCCTTGACAAGCACGCTCGCAAACAGCGTGTAATATGCAACACCCCTGTCACGTAGGAATGCAGCCAGCGGATGGGCCTGTTCCTTCTCGTAATAGTGCTCATAGGCTTCTTTTAGCGCAAAAAGAAGATTCCCCCTGGTAAAATTCACCTTGTTGTTCATGTCTTTGGTTGTTTTTGGTTATCAATCAATTCCTGCGTTAATTGTTCCCGGAATAATTCACCGCTCTGACACGGGGCAATGGTCTCATTCGTCCATGTCCCGGCCTCTTTCCTTTCTGCGGCCCACCGGCACAACTCCCCCTTCACCGTCTCATGCTTGAAGCAAGGGAAGTAAGGACATGCCGTCTTCACATCAAAGCTGTGTGTGTGTACGTAGTATTGCGTTCTGCTTGCCGTTGAGAATGCCCCGTAAACTCCCACCGCAGGCAAGCCGACACCCTCCCGGAAATGTATAGCCGCTGTGTCAGTGCTCACAATCAGGTCAAAGGCAAGTAAATCCTTCAGGAACCTGTCAAAGTCATTGCTGTGTGGGATGATGGTGATGTCTGCATTGATGGCAACCAGCACGTTCTTGTCGTTCTCCGTCAGATTCCTTTCATGCACATAAACCCTGGCATCAGGATAGGTCCTGCGGATCGGTATGTAAAAATCCTCAATCCCGCTGCTGCGTATCTGACAGCTTGCCCTGTGGCAGATTAATATACCGCTTCCGGTCTTCTTCTGAGGGATCAGCACGGGCCGGCACATATCGTTTGTCGGTTCAACACCGAGCCTGTTAAAGTATGCCCTTATCCAGTTGTCTGCCCCCGCCTCATTCGCTGCAAACTCCAAGGGGATGCGGTGCAGATTCCTGTACTTGGTCATCAGACTGCCAAAGGTGAAGTCGTTGACTATCGGCTCATGGAAGTGTTTTAGAAATAGTTTCCTGTGACTGAAATACTTAAACAGTGGCCAGAAGTACGGATTCATGTGGACAGTGATGGTGGCTGTGCTCAGGTACTCAGTGATGGCTGAGAACACCACAGCGTCACCGATACCCTGCGGAAGGTGGGTGAATGCCACCCTGGTCTTGTCCGCACGGGCCGCATCAAACAGATCGCTCAGGGGATATATCCTTCCACGCCCCTCGGTGATCATCTGCCGGGTGATGTCGGCAGGCAAAACAGCCAGGGAGTTCTTCGGATAATGGTACCTGTATGCCCCCTTCAGCATCGCTCCATTCTTGTTGAAGTGTGTTGCAAACAGTTTCATTTGGCCGGGAATAGCTTGTTGATCATTATCCCCTCAAGGTGTCCATACATGCCACGCACATCTGCAACGTCCTCCCTGACACACTCGACAATACCATAGCAGGGCTCGCTGTCATCATCAAACCACATCACCCGGACACCGGGGCTGATGTGTTTGCGAAATACACTGAGACGGTGGTGCCCGAAAAACACCATCCCGATCAGGGCTAAGAAAATCACACACGGAATAATTAAATAGGTCATATTCAAAATATTGGGGTTTGTATTACTTCTTTTTCGGAATGTTCAGTGAAATGTGTGGTATCCCGGTTAAAGTGGGCCAGTCCATCCAGCACACCCACGTTGCGGCCCTTCACCAGGTCAATCATGGCGAGTCCGCCCGTGCTGTATTCCGTGCCGTGGAAGTCAATCATCTCTATGCCGTAAACCTCCGGTCGGTAAACCAACAGTATAACATCGGCAGCCTCCTCAATCTGTCCACTGTCACGCAGATGATGAAGGGCCGGACGCTGGTCTTTCTCCGATGTGCGGTGCAGTTGACTGATCAGGATAATGGGAATATTGAGCTCTTTGGCGAGGTTCTTAAATTGCCTGGCAGCCTTGGCCATATCCTGCTCACGGCTGATCTTCTCCCCGGTGGTCGTTAATTGCAGGTAATCCACAATGGCCAGTGACAAACCCTGATGTAACTTTAACAACCTGATGGTATTCATGATCTCTGACACCTTCGCCGTGACGCCCTGTGGAAGAAAGATGCCTTTGGTGATAATATCACCGATCCGGCTGTTGAGGGCGTCAATGTCCCGCATATCCAGTTTGTTATACAGTATATCCTTTGCCGGGACATCGCTTGCAAAGGACATCAGGCGGGCGGTGATCTGAATGTCGGTCATCTCCAGTGACCAGATACCTACGTTGTGCCCTGTCATGGCGGCTGTGTAAGCACATGACAGTGCCATTGAAGTCTTCCCCTGTGAAGTGCGCCCGGCAATCACCACCAGATCGCCCCCGTGCATTCCACCCGTGAAGTTGTCAAGCCACTTCAGTCCGTATGGGATCCCGGTCAGTTTGTTGCCGGATGCGTTGAGGTCTATCTGCCTGAATACGTCCTTCACTGTATCCAGCAGGGTAAGAAAGGATACCGTTCCGCCTGATCGTATCTCTTTCAGACCATCCTCAAGGATAGTGAGCAGTTCATCCCCGTCACTGTTTTTACTCGCAATAATAAAGGATGCAAGACGGTTGACTGATTGCCTGATATAGTGCTGATGAAGTGAATCAATTAGGGCCTCCACATCGGCAAACCACTCACACGAAGCAACCAACTGGGATAACACCTCCGCAGACATACCCACCTTGGAAGCGATGGTGAATACATCGGTTTTACCTCCCTCATCCATCTGTTGTTTGTAGGCCCGGAATATGCTTCTGTGATGGCTCTCATCACTGAACAGGTTTTCATGCAGTTCCTTGTTGTGTTCAAGGTACACGGCCCTGTCGTTCAGTATGTAGGCCAAGAGTGTTTGTTCTGCCTTCAGTATGTCTGTTGTTGCTATCATCTTATCCTCACGATCTTTGGTGCGCCTGTTTCGGTGGTTTCTTCCTTTTTGTTTCTTGATAGCCATGCCACCCAGTTGGAAAAGCGGCGGCGGTACTCTGCCAGGGGCTTGCCCCAGTCGTCCTGTGCTTCAATGTGGTTTATGAAGTCCGGGATCAGTCTTAAAAGCTGTGGGATAGATGTGATCTTTCCGTTTGATACCCTGGTGACGGCAAGGTGCCAGCTTTCGGGGCCGAGCCTGAGTTGTTCGGAGAGTTTGTCTTTATCTTTTTGAAAAAATACGAGAGATTTATCATTCAAGGTAGGTACCGGTGTTTCTGTGGGGGGGGGCGGAAACTCCCTCACGTGCGTGTGCGTGCGCTGTATTACTAAAGAGCTATCTTGATCTCTCTCTTGTTCTTTACTATAATCTCCTTTCCCTTCCTTTCCCTTCCGGGGGTGAGCGGTCGTCGAATGGTCGTCGAATGGTCGTCGAATGGTCGTCGAATTTTCAGAATATCCGGGATATTTTGTTGATTTTTTCTCAATTTTTTGGTGATGCCATCCGGTCACATGCAGGTATTGTTCTGTTCCTGATTGATAGCATATTAACAGCTTTGCCTTAATAAGTTCATTTAACAGTTCTTCGATGTAATCACCACCAAAATTATCACCAGGGAAAACCTGCATTTTTATCTGCTTTGGATGGTATGGAATATTGCCTGCGTCGTCGCAAAAATTCCACATACCGATGAACAGTAGTCGAGCGGTCGTCGAACATTCGACGACTTGTGCCGAAGTCCAAAACTCTGGTTTTATGGTTCTAATTCTGGCCATACTTTCTGTGAAGTTGATGAAGTTCAGCGATGAAGTCTTTGCTCTGGGCAATGGATTGATTCAGGGTGTGCCTTACGATTGCACTTAGCGGGGCCTTGAGGGTGTTGTTATTGATGTAGATGATCTGGTGTTCTATCTCGATGATCTTGGCACACAGGTCAGCAATAGCCTTCCTCCGCTCGGAAGCGTCTTGATTCATTGGCATGAAATTTTGGAAATTGTGAAAAGAAAAACCCCTCCCGGAGTCCGACTGCTTGATGCCAGTAATGACACGGGAGTAGCAACACACCCTTACAGCCGGAACCCCGGAAGGGGCCCAATACGTTCTGCTATTATAAGCACAAAATGTAATTACTGGCATGAAAGAGTGTGTTGCTGGGTGCAAATATACGACACTTTTTGCCGTTTCCGACAAATCAGTGTAAATATTTTTTTGCACCCCTGTATTAAGCATTTATCAACGTCTTATGAAATATTTTATAAAGTTATTTTTGCCTCTTTTTCCAGCTCCCTGACCGTGAAAATTTCACTATCACATATCGGACAGACGTGTATGGGTTTTAATGGCCTGCCGTCCTCATATTTGATACCAGGTTTTGGCCTCACCATCTTCTCACACCATATGCAGCGAATCCTTTTCATTGCCCATATCTCCCCTGATTTATTCCCACTTGTGCCCTGCGATCTTCACGGGCAGTTGCCAGTACGCTGCGGCACCAGTCAAGCTGATGGGTGGCCGTCCGGTTCAACCTCTCGATCATGTCATACAGATGGTGCTCACGCCTGCACGCACTGTCAACAATAGCATTGACGGCCTTCGTGCTGATGTTCGGAATGGCTTTCGATGCCTCAACCAACTGCTTTATCAATCCCGTCTGCAAGGCTTCATTCAGGCGGTACTTTGCATCTGCCTTCATCTTTCCGGTGCGTGCAACCCAGGCTGAAAGGTCATTGCCCCTTATCAGTGCTTCCTCGGCCTGCTCGCTCATGGTTGTCTCCAGATACGCCTGAAGCTGCATGGCTTCCTGCTCAAGTTCTTCTATAGTGGCTATCAGCATATCAATGGAATTATTTTGAATTATACCAATCCATTAATTTTTTATTGGTTCGTTCATTAATCTCCTCCAAACTCCTCATAAAGTTTAAATACAGCTCATGTTCCTTCTCTTTGGATAAAAAACTTTCCGGCCACATTTTCTCTAAAAATATAAGATCAGGATAATCATATTCTCTTGTATCATCAAAACAGCTTCCTGAGACATAGCCATAACGAGTAAAGTAATAGATGGGTAAAAAAGCATCTGAATCAAAAAAATACAAACACCAAACACCATCGGTATTTTTGGCAACAACACCCTCGTGTTTTTCATAGGTATCACCGAAACCAAGAAATTTATCACAACGAAAAGAGAACAAATCACCTTCGTGGATTTTCTTATCATACCTATCATAAAAACCAGTAAATATTCGCTCTTTCATACCATCTCCTCCTCCATCGCAAACACCTTCTTGTCCGTAATATCCAACACCCTGGCCTGCAGAAACTCAATGAAACGCTCCACTATGGCAACGAGCCGGGGAACATCCCTGTCGGCCCGGTAGAAATACTCCTCCCGGTACACATTCGAGAAGTCGGTCACGGTGTACTCAAAGGTGTCAACGTCCACACCATTCGCAACCAAACAATAGGGATAAACCACATGCTGCCACGCATGAAGAAACTTTGGAAACTCATATCTCCCGGTGGTCTTGATGTCATACACAACACCACCCAGAAGCTCATCAATGAACCCATACAACAATACATCTCCGTATCTTGTGGGTAAGACCCCCTCGCAATAAACCTGTGACACGGCCCCCTTAAATTTGCAGACCATTTCATTGATGATGCTGGTCTTAAACTCAAAGACATATTGTTCTCCGGTGCGGGATGTGTGCGGGTGTGAAATGACACCACTGTCACTTGACAACAGCAGATTCTCCTTTATACACTGATCAACAAGGTTGTTAAAGGCTGTTCCCTTTTCGGCTGCCTCATTCTCATAGGGCACCCGGTTGATCTTATCCAGAAGTTCCTGCACAGCCTCTTCCGAGTCGCTGTGCAGGTACCTCTGAAAAGCATCCAGCAGGGTTGCGTAAATCTTATATTGTACCATCATTGTCAGGAAAAAGGTCATTGGGATCATCTGATGTCACTGCAACTGGCTCCGGGGCCGGGGCTTTCTTTGCCGATGGCTTCGGGGCCTCCCCCTCATACTTCTTGGTCATGGTGTTCAGCTTCAATCCAATGAATGTGGCCTTCTGCTTCAGCATCATGGCGGCCTGCAACTTTGAGTCCCACACATGGTTAATACCACCCACCCAGTCAATGAATTGGTTTGCGGACGTGGCATCGGTAACCCCTGTGAGGTTCTCCTCCACCAATAACATCAAATCCTGGTAGTCGATTACGGTCTGCCTCTTGCTCTCAAGGGCAGAGTTGTATTTCTCGATCACACGGATAAGAAACTCATTGCGGCTGTCCTTCAGTTCCGGCACATCCATCACCCCGTCCAGGTTGCAGGAGTTCTTGCCGTAGTACTTCTCGCAGGGATCGAAGCTGATGGTGCGCTTGCGACCGATTGCTTCCATGTACCCCACCAGGTCAAGTTCCTTGATCAGGTCACCGGCGGAAGACCCGCCAATCTCCGGGCGGATGATCTTGTCGTCCCCGTTGCGCTCCTCCCGGTCATGGGCCACAAAGACGATGTGTTTGCCCATAATGCTGATACGCTTGAGAAATCCGACAAATTCAGATTTCCTTTCACCGTATCCCTGCAGGGTGAGTGCCCCGTTGCTTTTGCCGAGTTTGGGATTCTTGCTGATAAGGTACAGTGCCATGTAGTCCAGCATCTTCCCGGCGGTGTCAATCACCAGGGTTTTGTAGGCTGACAGGTTTTCATTCAGCACATCGAGGCAGTCCTGCCATGACCTGATCTGCACGGTGTCTGTCTGATGCATTGGATTAACTCTGTGTACACCTCCATCGAAGTCGAGCAGCAGGGGTGATGGGGCGGACAGGGCGAGTGTTGACTTGCCAAGTCCGGGCTGGCCGTACACCAGCATCTTGATTGTTGTCGGAGTGTCTAACTCCGAGGGCTTTTTGATAAGTGTCATTGTTGCGTTGTTTATTGGTTAATAAAAGGTTTACTGTCAAAAAGAGCACGCTGGCTGTTTGTTCCTGTATTCCTGTCGGCTGACAGCCAGGGGTGAGACCGGAACGCATCTCTCCACTCGTGCTCTTTGTGGCCGGGGCAGGAGTCGAACCTGCATACAGGCGGAGACCAACGTGGTTACGGCGTTTTTTCTACCTGCGTCCTTTTGTCACCCGGCTAAAGAAACTATCATTCACTCAAAGAACTTACTTTTGTTGCGGGGCCGGGACTTGAACCCGGAACTCAGGATTATGAGACCTGTGTTTTACCATTGAACTACCCCGCTGTGTTGCCGGTCTTTCCCGGCTGTCTTTTGGGCCACCTGGGTGTATGGGATGGGAATTATCAAACCACCCCACCGGGAGGATTTACCCGGCCTTCTTGCGTGAAAATTCACTCACCCCTGCACGAGGGGAGACCCGACTACGTTGTTCCCTCAATCCCGCCAATACCTCTTCACTCCGGAACAGAATCTTCTTGCCTGTGCGATAGGTTGGAAAGCGGCCTGAGTTGCTCAGGCTTTGAGCCGTGGCCAACGAAACCCCTAAAAAGTTGGCCAACTCCCGGATACCCCTGATCTGCTTATTGTCCTCCGGAATCACAGACTCGGCCTCTCTGTCCAGAGCAAGCATCAGAAGCCGCTCCAACCTGTCAAATCTTGACATTATTTGATCAAACTCACTCATATAGCTCATTTGCTGTTGCCACGAAGCGGGATAGAGAGACCTTTCCCACTCCGTTGCAATAAGGACACTCTACTTTTTCTTGCCTTACCCGTCCACCTCTCTTTGAGAAGATGATGATATGACCAGTGCCTTTGCACGGATGACACCTGAGTAATGACTCATGTGATTTTTGGCTCATAAGATGTTGTTTTGATATGCGAATGCCACCACTCCGTTCTTACTGGCTGCCCCGGTCTTCCGCTCGATGTTGCGGATATGTACGGCAACAGTCTCCGTACATATGCCGAGATGATCAGCAATCTGTTTGTTTGGCATATCCTGTGCCACCAGCTTGACAACTTCGATCTCCCGAAGGGTAAGCCCGGCAGGAAGCTTACAGATGCACCCCTCAAACAGGCACTTCCCCCTGAGTCCGCAGTCCCAATATTCCGGCACGGTCACCCCTTCGGGTGTCCAGTCGGCCCGCTTGTCGAAATCCCCATATCTGCAATAGATGAACTGAATCACCTGTTCAATGGGATCTGATGTGAGCTGTTCGATGGCCTGCAGGGCCTCCTTGTCGGACTCCAGGAGTCCCCGGAAGGCCTGCAGGGTGTCGATGCTGTCCACCACATTGATTACTTTGCCGTCTCTGATCACCTTAGCTTCTCCGTTGACGTAGAATGCCTCAAGGTTGTTGCCGATCAGTCCGGCCGGTGTTGTTTGTGCTTCCATCTTTCTGTTATTTAAGGTCACGGGCGGCCTTGGCCATAGCCAGGATCACCACCAGTCCGGTGATGCCCGCCCCGACAATTAAGCCGATTGCAATTCCCAGTATCAACATACGTTCTCGGTTTTTTTGGCTGTCTCCACCATGAGCATAGTGGGAATGCCGGTTTCTCTTTCGATATATTCCAACATCTTATCTTCCACCAACCGGGGATCATTCCGGTAAAGTGCCGCCTCCAGGGTTCTCTTGTCCCGGATTCCCATTCTGTACATGACCCCAGCCCGCAGGGAGACCATCTCCCAGACGATCCGTTTTAGTTTCTTTTTGAGTACTACCATATTTATATAGTATCTTGTTTGACAATCATTTTTTCTGCCCAATCAAGCAATTCGCTTTTTGAAAAGATGAGGTATTGTCCCCACTTATACCTGGGTACTTTTTTTGCTGCCGAAAGATTGTAGAGTCTTTTTGTTGTCACCGGATAGCCATTTTCCTGTAGAAACGTAGTGGCCCTTCTGATTGCCACCCAGTCCTTGGGGCGACTGTTACACTTTTGTGGTATTGCTTTCGCTCTCATTGTTGTGTATATTTGCATCATTATTACAGCGCAAAGATAAAGTAATTTAATGACGTTTGTCAAGTGTTTACGAAACATTTTTGTGTTTTTATGTCAATTTATAATGATTCTAAATACCGAAATAGGAACCAGGCTTAGGGAATTAAGGAAACGGCACGGATTAACTCAAAAGCAAATGGCAGAAAGGGTTGGTCTAAAAACCCATTCTGCATGGAGCATGCTTGAGTCTGGTAAAAATATGATTACACCCTCTTTGTTGATGTTACTCGAAAAGTCATTTAATGTCAGACCTGAATGGATACAACATGGGACGGGAACAATGTATGGGTCTCAAACGTATTCTGGGGAGCAACAATCCGTCCCTCATCTGTGTGAATCCACACAACAATATCAAAGCACAAACAAATCAACCGATGATCGGATAGCTAACCTTGAGGATGAAATCAGGTATTTAAAACAAGTTGTTTATAGAATGGGGAGACAGATTGATGATATCGAGGCAGATATTCGTACTTTTGAAAGCCAAGACCTCTTGAAAAAAAAGTCAGAGTAATTAACATGTTTAAATATATTGATATAAACAAATACTAACCACTATGATTACATTTGTTGTTATTCTGATTATCTCTATTGTGTTTTTGACCCTATTTGTGCTGGCAAATGCGACCAAAAACAGCACCAATCTTATTGATGGATCCACTGATGTGTCTGGAAGATTATTGGATGGGGATAACGTCAAAGTGTTTCAATTAGATGGAGTTGACCACTATCAAATTAAAACGGAAAAATTCGCCTTCTTTCACGATATCAAAGATGACCATCAGAAAATTATTGAACTATTCAGTATTGTCCCCAATCCCTCTCTAAGTGGATATGGATATATCCCAGTAGATGTTTTCAATGATGTTCACGCAAAACATATTGAATCAAGAAAAGCATACGAAACCACCAACATAGCAACTAAATATGAAACTATACATCAAACCAAGAGGGTGTGTTGCCCCAAGTGTGGGTCAGATCAAATTGTTGCTCAAAAAAAGGGATTTGGTGTCGGAAAGGCCGCTGTGGGGGCTATCTTGGTTGGTGGGATTGGCCTTGCGGCCGGTGCAATAGGAAGCAAGAAAATATATCTTGTCTGTATGAGTTGCGGTCATAGATTTAACCCGGGTAATAACTAAAATAACCATGCAATCTGCCCGGTCGCAGGAGGTTATACAACGGTTCTGGATGGCATTTCGCTATCTCAGGGCTCTCGATCAGATCAAGTCGTTTGCCGACTTCTGCCGGAAACACGGATTCGACCGGAGAAACTTTGCCCGGTTGCAAGCAGAGCCGCAAAGAGAATTTCCGGTCGAGCTCCTGCAAATACTGGTCACTCAATACCATATCTCAGCAGATTACCTGCTCAAAAATAAAGGTGACATGGTGGACAGATCAGCCGAGGTTAGAAACATTTTTGTCCGCTATCCTGTCAGCAGTAATTAA